TGACTCTTTCCCCATGGACCTTTTCGGCGCGTACACAGGCCAACGGGCCAAGATTGCAAGGAGCAAATCATGAGTGCATCAAAAGCAGTGAAGAAGGAAGAGGCTAATGAAATCGTACCGTTTAGCCCGGACATCTTTGAACAAGACGCTAATCTCGGCCTTGAAAATTTGGGTCAGGACGATCTGGCGTTACCTTTCCTCAAGCTTCTCAGCCGTCAGGACCCAGTGCTGGATGATCTGGACGACGCGAAGGCAGGCGATATCCTCAATACCGTATCGAATACGGTCTATTCTGGTAAGACAGGTATTCGTGTCATACCTTCAGCTTATCAGCGGCGCTTTATTGAGTGGGCTCCTCGGGGCACTGGCAGTGGCGCTCCTGTAAACATCTATACGCCGGAGGACACTTTGCCGAAAGTTGAGCGGGACCCGAACGACAATAAAGACTATGTTGTCGGCGGTAACGGCACGTACCTCGAGGAGACGCACCAGCACTTCGTCGTCATTCTTGAAGAGGACGGCACGACTACGACTGCCTTGATACCGATGAAATCTACGCAGTTGAAGAAAAGCCGTAGGTGGAACTCCACGATTGCCCAACGCACTTTAGTGGGCAAAAACGGGCCGTTCACACCACCCCGTTTCAGCCACATTTATCTGCTCAAAACTGTCTCTGAAGAGAACAGCAAGGGTAGCTGGCATGGCTGGGACATCAGCTTGGAAGGTGTTGTCGAAGACGGCGCACACTACATGCAAGCCAAAGAGTTTTCCGAATCCATTCTGCGCGGTGAGGTTGAAGTCAAACACACCGACGATGGCGCGGGTGCAGGAGAAGACGCACCCTTTTAAGGAAAACGGGGGCTTCGGCCCCCTTACTTTGGCGAATAAAAAATGTCTGATGCAGATCGTTTCTCGGTCATATTTGATGGCCTCAAACAAGCCTACGGCACGTTTGAAATCGACAGAACAAGCTCTAATGGCAAATCACAAGGTAAAGCGCGAGTTATTCGCGAGCCACGCACCACGGAGCATTTCCAGCAACATCTGGCTGGAGAAGGGGCAGGGATCGGGATCATCCCGATTAATGAAGACGACAAGTGCATTTGGGGTTGCATCGATATTGATGAATACCCACTAGACCATGCAAAGTTGGTGGAGCGGATTCGTCACGCCAAGCTTCCTCTGGTAGTCTGTCGGTCCAAAAGCGGAGGCGCACACTGCTTCATCTTCAGCACCGATTGGGTGGCCGCCAAGATCATGCAGTCCACACTTCAGCATCTAGCTAGTGGGCTGGGCTACGGCGGTAGCGAAATATTTCCGAAGCAAATCAAACTTTTCCTAGACCGAGGCGATATCGGTAACTTCCTCAATATGCCGTATTTCAATGCGGAAGAGGGGCTACGCTACGCTTTCAACGATGATGGGTCCGCCGCGACATTGCAGGAGTTTTTCGGGCTTCATGCGGCACACGTCCAAACACCAGAGCAACTACAAGCACTCACGCAGGCTACCGTCGAAGGAACAGCGATTGTGGACGGTCCGCCCTGTCTCCAAACCCTATGCTCCCAGAAAATTAGTGAAGGAGGCCGAAACAACGGACTCTTTTCGATAGGTGTTTACTTACGTAAAGCCTACGCAGATACGTGGCAGGACGAAATCCTCCACCACAACATGAGTTACATCGACCCGCCGTTGCCTCTGAATGAGGTCAATATCGTGGTCAAACAGTTGGAAAAAAAGGACTACGCCTACCGGTGCAACGAGCCGCCGATCCAACCGTACTGCAACCGTGAGCTATGCCAGACCCGCAAGTTTGGCATTGGAGCCGCTATCAGCGACATGGCCGTAGCAAACTTACGCAAATACAACTCCATCCCGCCCGTATGGTTCCTAGACGTGAACGGTGTACCGCTGGAACTGGACACGGACGCGCTTCAGAACCAGACCGTCTTTCAGAAAGCCTGTATCGAACAGCTTAATTTTATGCCTCAGACCATGCCCCGCCGCGGGTGGGAGGGCCGCATCAACCAGCTTATGAAAGAAATGGCTGAGACAGACGGCGCAATTATGGAGGTGAGCGAGGACGCCAGCATTAATGGACAGTTTTACGAGTTTTTGGACGAGTTCTGCACTTCTACACAAAAAGCCGAAGACAAGGAAGAAATTTTGCTTCGCCGTCCATGGGTGGACGAAGAGGGCGAGGCTGTTCATTTCAGGCTCAAAGACTTTGAGGGATTTCTGCGTAAAAACCGCTTCAGTGAGTTTAAGACCCATAAAGTGGCCCAGCGTCTACGGGACATCAATGGCGAGGCTGTGCAGTTAAAAATTAAGGGCAAAGCCATACGTGTGTGGCGCGTACCTTTACCGGAGACTCCTACCGGAGGACCAGAGTCCAAAAGCTTTGAACCACGGACCCCGGACCCGTTCTAATGTTCCGGATATTCGGGCCGCCCGGCACCGGCAAGACCACTACGTTGCTGAACATGGTGGAACAAACCCTCGACAAAGGCATCCCGCCCTCACAGGTAGGCTTCTTTGCGTTTACCCGTAAGGCGGCGACAGAGGCCAAAGAACGCGCCGCCAAGCGGTTTGACTTGGACCCTGACAAGGACCTGCCGTATTTTCGCACCATCCATTCTCTCGCATATCGGCTGATGGGCGTCAAAGAGACTGAGTTGATGGGTTCGCAGAATTACAAAGAGTTGTCCCAAGCCATAGGTTTTAACCTAAATAGCTCGGCCAGCGATGACGAAGATGTGTCGTTTAAGGCTACAGATCACCCCATCTTGCAACTCATCAACCTGTCAAAGACCAAGAAAACCGCGCTGGAGCATGAGTACAACCACTCCAACGTCAACTTCACGTGGATGGAAGTGAAGTATGTTGCGGACTCTTACGCCAACTACAAAAGCACCTTTGGCCTAATGGACTTTACAGACTTGATCATGCGTTTTGCCAAGGAAGCTGATCATTTGATGCCCCCGCTGAAGATATGCTTTCTGGATGAAGCGCAAGACCTGTCGCCCTTGCAGTGGGACATTGCTCATAAGCTGGATGAAAAGTCTGAGCGGATGTACGTGGCAGGCGACGACGATCAGGCTATTTATCGCTGGGCTGGGGCGGACGTTGACCATTTCATCAACTTGTCCGGTGATGCCGAAGTTTTAGAGCAAAGTTACCGCGTTCCCGAAGTAATTCACGTTTTAGCAGAGAAAATCGCTTCTCGCATACAAAATCGTTTCCCAAAGGTCTACCGCCCCAAAAAAGAGCAGGGACAGATATTTCGTGTTCCTGATATCAGGACAATAGACATGTCCGAGGGTAGTTGGCTCATCATGGCCCAAGCTCGCTACATGCTTTATGACATCCAGCAAGAGCTTAAAAATGGCGGCTATTTGTTTGAAACACAGGCAGGCAGACGCTCTATTCCCGAAAAGATGTCACTGGCCATCAACGGCTGGGAAACCATGCGGAAAGGTAAGGCGATCCCTTTTGGTGCAGTGCAAGCAATCTACGGGTACATGACCGGAAATGGTGCACGGATAAAACGTGGCCACAAAAACATAGCCGCAGACGACGAAGACATGTTCGACCTCAAGCAACTGCAAGATCATTACGGCTTACTGGCCACTGACCAAATGATCTGGCATGAGGCTATGGATCGCATCCCAGATGCCGACAGGGCCTACATAACGGCTCTCTTGCGGAGCGGCGAGAAGTTCAACGCCAAGCCGCGCATCCGACTGTCCACGATTCACGGCACAAAGGGCGGCGAAGCAGAGAACGTGGTGATCCTGCCTGATCTTACTGCCGCGGCCATAGAAGAAGGCGGCGATGATCTACACCGCGTTTTCTATGTGGGGGTCACTCGCACATTAAAAAACCTCTACATCCTCGAACCGGACGACTATTTAAGGGCCTATGCGTTATGAAAGAAGAAACCGAAATGAGTCACACCCCGTGTCCCAAGTGTAAGAACAAAGCTGAAGAGATCATTCTTGCTTCAGAGAACAAGCGTGTGGGGTGGTGGTGTAGAGCTTGCAACCACTTTGAAAAAGCCATTCTGCGAGAGAGGAAAGTAGCATGACAAAGCTACAGATGGCGATGTTCCCGCCCAAATCCGATTGGGTGCCCCCGATGGAGTTGCCGGACATCTTTGACGCCGACGAAATAGCCATAGACGTTGAAACACGCGACCCGAACCTCAAGCAGAAAGGACCGGGCTGGCCAACGAAGGACGGCGAGGTGGTGGGCTATGCAATAGCGGTAGGCGGCTGGAAATGCTATGTCCCTGTGGGTCACGCAGGCGGCGGCAACTTAGACAAGCGTATTGTCAGCAAATGGCTCAAAAAGGTCTTTGAGTGCCCTGCCGACAAGATCATGCACAACGCCCAGTACGATCTTGGCTGGCTACGTGCAGAGGGCTTTGAAGTCAAAGGCCGCGTGATCGATACCATGATTACCGCCAGCTTGATTGACGAAAACCGCTTCAGCTACAGCCTAAATGCCCTGTGCTACGACTACCTCGGCAAGACCAAGTCCGAAAAGACACTGGTAGAGGCCGCAAAGGAGTTTGGCGTGGACCCCAAGGGCGAGATGTGGAAGCTCCCTGCTATGTATGTCGGCCCCTACGCGGAGACAGACGCAGAGATTACGCTGGAGCTATGGAATCACTTCAAGACCCTGCTGAACCGTGAAGACCTGTGGGACGTGTGGAACCTAGAGATTCGCCTGCTACCGCACCTTGTCGAGATGACGAAGCGCGGCATACGGGTAGACTTGGACCGCGCTGAACGGACCAAGCAAGTCCTGATCAAGCAGGAGAAAGAAGCTCTTAAACAAATCAAAGCATTGGCAGGCACAGATGTAGAAATTTGGGCGGCGCAATCTATCTCCAAGGCTTTCGACAAACTGAGCATCCCTTACCCCAGTACAGAGAAAGGGGCACCCAGCTTTACCAAATCGTTTCTGTCGGAACATAACCACGACCTCGCCAAGTGGATCGTCAAAGCCCGCAACCTCAACAAGACCAGCGGCTCGTTTATCGATGGTATCCTGAAATACGTGCATGACGGCAGGATTCATAGCCATATCAACCAGCTACGGTCAGACGACGGAGGCACCGTCTCAGGCCGCATCTCCATGAACTCGCCCAACCTGCAACAGATACCGGCCCGCGACCCAGAGCTAGGCCCTATGATCCGCTCGTTGTTTCTACCAGAAGAGGGCCAGCAGTGGGCGGCTATCGACTTCTCGCAACAAGAGCCGCGGATCTTGGTGCATTTCGCGAAGAACTACGGTGATTACAAGGGTATGCCGTTAGAGGGCGTCGAGGCTTTTGTGGATGCGTACCGAAATGATCCCAACATGGATTTTCACACGATGGTCAGCGAGATGGCCCGCATTCCCCGCAAGCAAGCCAAGGTCATCAACCTCGGAATGATGTATGGGATGGGTGTTAATAAATTGTCAGATCAACTGGATGTCAGCGTGGACGAAGCCAAAGCCCTGACCCAGCAATATCACAAGCGCGTCCCCTTCGTAAAAGGACTCATGAAAGGCGTACAGAAGAAACTGGAGGACCCGCGGTCATCCGGTAGTGTGCGGTCCCTGCGCGGTAGAAAATGCCGCTTTGACCTCTGGGAGCCTGACGCGTTTGAAATGCACAAAGCCCTGCCTCGAGAAGAAGCCATCGCGGCTCACGGACCAACGACCAGACTACGTCGAGCTTACACCTATAAAGCTCTGAACCGCCTGATCCAAGCGTCTGCCGCGGACATGACCAAGCAGGCCATGGTGGACGTGTGTGAAGCAGGGCACGTGCCCATGCTACAGGTGCATGACGAACTGGCCTTCTCAGTCGAGAGCGAGGACCACGCTCGTGAGCTTTCAGAAATCATGCAAAACGCCGTGCCATTGCAGGTTCCCAACAAATGTGACGTGGACTACGGGCCAAGTTGGGGTGAGGGTGAAGAGCTTGATTAATCTCATAACTATGCGTAGAATCGTATAACATGGAACTGTACTGCTACCGCGCCGAAGTGCTACGCGTCATTGACGGGGACAGCCTGTCTTTGAACGTCCGGTTGGGATTTGACGTGTCCCTCAAAATGAGCGTCCGCCTGTACGGCATCGATACTGCGGAAACGCGCAGGGTGAGCGGGGGCACTGAGGACCTCAAAGCACTGGGCCGGTTTGCCAAACAGTTTGTGAACAATCTGTTGCCTGTTGGCACAGAGGTGACCATCAAGACCACATTAGATTCCAAAGGTAAATTTGGCAGGGTGTTGGCCACCGTCATGATTGACGGCGACGAAGACTCGTTAAACGACTTCATGGTAGCGCAACGACTAGCTATCCCGTACTACGGACAGAACAAGAAACTTACCCTCGAGCAACACAAAATGTGTGTAGCTCACCACAGAAAACTTGGTAATATCTAGGAGAATCAAATGGATACAACCAAATGGAAATCCACTTTGTTACCTCGAGACGTGTACGAGGAAGTGGTGGTCATTGCCCGCGTCGAAGGCCGCACTATCAGCGGACAACTGCGCTACATCATTGAGCAATGGAAGATGCAGAATCTGTCCAATCGTGATCAGGAGTACATCTCTGAGCAGGTGGACACGTTCAAGAAAGAGAACGATGCCCCTCTGAGTTCCAAGAGCTTTAGCATATGACCATCCAGCAAGAGTTTGATAAAGCTTTGAAAAAGTTTGAAGAGGACTTTGCAAACGGCACGGTGTCCAAGGATCAGTTCGATAAGCTGGAAGTCTGGCAACAGTTGCTCCAAGCTAAAAGTGAAGCGGTGCGAGAACACGATGCGAAAGATGTTAATAACCCAAGAAGAAATTGAAGACGTGCTGATTTCCATACAAGCCGGACAGCAAACTGCTAATCGGCTCAAACAGCCCGTAGCTATTCAAAAAGATTTGTCCATTACGCCCCTGTCAGAGGCGACCATGGAGGTTCTTGAAATTATCCGACCTGAGTGATAGATTGGGGTCCTGCGATGACTTCTCATGGGGGTTATCGCAGAACTCCTAAGAGCTATTAGGGATCAACCATAGTTTTCTCCAAAGTGACTGCGAAATGATGATCCCGACCCGGCCCCAGAGCCGGGTTTTTTTTGCGCGGCGTCTGCATATATGTTAGTTTATGGGAACCATCGTACACCGATATAGGAGAACGTGATGGCTAAAAAGCGAGCGAGAACAGAGAGCGGGCGGTTTGTGGCAGATGACCCGAACACACCAGAGAATGAGGCGTGGGTCACAGTGGGCGGCGTCGAAGCGTCAGGGACCACGGACAACGAAGCAGAGCCCGAGAAATTCAAGCCGATGACATGGAAAGAGTACGCCATCCTTGGTGGTATCCTTTTGATTATGAGCTTGGTAGGCATAGTTGGATGAGAGAAACCACAATTATCATAGACGTTTCAGCTTTACACCTTGACCATTACCCTCGGATGAAAAAAATGTTGAAAAACCCAAAGCTAAAACGAGCAAAAGTCTATGTGGTTGACTTGATTGACGGTCTATCTATTGCGCTAAACATTTTATTTGGCGGAAACCCTGCGGAAACAATATCCAGCCGTGCTTTCAGAACCACTGAAAGTTGCTTTTGGAGAACCGTCCGTAGAATCCTCGATACGCTATTGACGCCGCGGGCAGACAATTACTGCTGTAAGTCTTACAATCGTTGCCTCGAGAGGTCCAAAGCCTTGCTAGGCAACAGGTTTAGATGAGCGATAAAAAGTTAGTGACCACTAACCAACGTCGAGAGATTGCCCAATTGTTGGAAGACGATCAGGCTTTTCTCGACTTTGTTCTTAATGAAACCACAAACGACTCATGGCTCGGGGATGAAACCTGCCAAAGCATGATGAAAATTCTGTCCGCCGAAAGCGAGCAGGAGTTCTTTGCAGGGCTATGCCACATGGGCTTTGAAATCTACACCGACTATCTCCTCGAGAAGCATGAGGATTATGTGAACTCGGCCCACGGGTCCATGCTCCACTGATGCAACCCTGTCCGGAAGATTACGTCCGGTGCTACACGCCCGAAGAATGGGACGACCTCCAGTTCCTGCTCGAAGAAAACGACATAGCCTATGACATAGGTCCCATGGGAGACGTGGAGTCCGCCATCCACTTCACGTGGGAGCTTCTGTTCCTGTCCCCATGGGAACTGGCCTACATCTCCATACCCATGACCGTCATAGCCTTCTACGTGCTGACCATCTACAGCGTCTTCAAATACATCCAACGCAAGTTTCGATAGAAAACCAAAACACAACCCTTTCCGTTTTTCTATCATTTGACTATGAGAGTAATCCTCTGTAAGGTGTGAATGGGCTCTCGCACTCCTCTTGGGTAGAGCAAAACTAGGTGTTGCCGCACCTCCTCTAAGAGTTTTGTTCGAGTGGGTTTTTACCTTTTGTCCCACGCCCAGCCGGTTTTGGCTGTAGTCGGTTGCAATACCTAGTCTGTGCGTTTTTTGTTGTTGGTGGTGACTACAAAAAATGTATTAATACGAGGCGCGGGAGCCTAGTATTTCATAAAGAATGCTCGTAAAGACTAGGACACAGCTTTTTTACCATTTGACGTATGAGAGTAAAGCGTGGTAAAATGTTTTATGGCTACTAGGAGAAAACTATGAAACTGACTTATCGAAAAGCCCTCAACAGGGGCTGGGAACCCGTGCTATACCACACGGATAACGGAACACGGGCCGCGGCTATCTTGAAGCGGGGCCGTAAGTGGATGGAGATCATGTGGGCAGACGGGTCCAAGAAACGTGTGCAACTTGCCGAAGAACGATACATGCGCCCCATGACCAGTAAGCGGGGGTGATGACCATGCGTCGCCCAGATTACGATTTTGTGAGAAAAACTCTGCGTGGCTTAGACAGACCTGACACCGGGTGGCAAAGCCCCTTGATCAAAAAAATGATTTTGAAGTCTTTACATGCACCAATAATTAGTCTTTGGGGAAAGCATTTTGAGCAAACCGAACCCGGACTTTTTGAACGCGTTATGAACGCCGAATTTGGTTGGAAAGAACGCGGAGATCTTCCTTACGAAGAATGGTTTGAGTCAAAAACTAAATGGCTTTATGACGATTTTGTTTTTTTGGCAGAAGATTATTGGAAAGATCTTGCCAACGTAAAAAAAGGTCCCGTCAGAAAGTGGGTGTATTTTATAAAGGGAGATAACGAAGACCACCCGCTTAGTAAAGAATTAGAAGAAGACGCATTTTCATGCAATTTTGTACAAAGAATGCTTGCAGATTCGGATACACCAGAGGACCGGATGTTTGATCTCGACAGCCATGATTTTTATTATGGTTTGTGCGCCGTGTCTTTTTGGGATAAAGGCGAGTGGACAGACCCCGCTATTCTAGGAACGTATTGTTTTTGGATACCTGACTTAGACCATCCAATTTATACCCCTAGCGAAAAAAAAGAAATTATTGCTTTCCAAGGCGATTTGGGTGATTTAAGGCCTCGGTGGTATTACTTTCCAACAAAGTCAACTGATGATTTTTATATACACAATTCAATTCCTGACAGTTCTCAAAAAGAGGGGGGAGACTGTACTGCTAAAACATTAACGGAAGTTGGGAGTATGCACCGATATTTAAAATACGGAAATCGACACGCCGTCGAAGTGCTACCCAACCCTAAAAAGCTTGCTAAATCCAAGAGCAATCTGGCAAACCGTGACCGACCATGGAACACGGCCAGCGGCCCTCACGTGCTTTTGTTGGACCGAATGCCCGCCACGCAGAAAGAAGGGACCGGGACTCACGCTTCACCTAAACCACACCGCCGCAGAGGCTACTGGAGGACGCTGAGTCACCCACGGTACAGGCACCACCCCCAGTACCAACAAAAGATTTACGTCAAACCCAGCTTTGTAGGACCCCGTCAAACGACCTATGAAGGTAATATCTACCGGCTCGTACAGCCATTAGAAGAGAGACTATCGTGATGGAAGCTACCGTACTGCTCAAAGTCCTTGAAGAAACCGACAGGTGTACCCTGTCATTTGACATGGATGATTTTAAGTTTCTGGCGCATACCAGCATGGCCGCTTTTTTCTGGGAGCAAGAGGGTCGTTTTGAAGTCCTGCGGTCCTCCGAAGGTGAGGTAACTCACGACGCAAAAATACCCCAAGAAGGTAAGGATGGCTGGTACATGTACTGGGTAGGTAATGGCAGTGGAGGGGGCGAGGCAGATGCTCTACTTGCTTGGAAAATCCTACTCAGCCAAGGTTATGACGGTTACCTCTTATGGGATTGTGCCGAAGACGGAATACGTGACGGATGTCATGTGATCCTGACGGAGTATGTCGGTTATGGCTGATTCCTTAAAACGCCTTTGTATATAGAGTTTTCCCAGAGAAATAAAAAAATGAAAAATAAAATTGAAAAATGGCGGGACCGGCGGGACCGGCGGGACGCGGCTCTGGAGGCCGCATGAACACTAGGTTTTTGAGGTCCCGTCAAGGTCCCGTTGGTCACATTTTTGATTTCGAGAGCGCTTAATCAAGCTATGTCTATAAGGGCTTCTGAGTTTTGAAAAAAATATTTTTGTTTTTCTGTAGAAATACTATATAGATCGGGCTTTTTAAGCTAGGTTATCGCAACTTACTCGGATACGGAGGCCCCATGGCCAAGAACAGATACGCCAATGTTTTGGACACCAAAGCGGCGGCTTTGCCGGAAGCAAAGCGCCAGCAGACGAACCGACCCCCTTTGGCAGAGAAGCGTTTGACCCGCAGGCAGGAATTGTTTGTACGTGAGCTTGTAGCAAAGGACGGGCAGATCACCATGCGGGAAGCGGCCATCAATGCTGGCTACCCTGAGAAGTCTGCTCATGTCCGCGCTTCTGAGCTAACCAATCCCCGCATCTCCCCCCATGTGTGCAGAGCCATTCGAGAGTATCGGCAGGAGCTTGATCAGAAGTACGGCGTGGAATACCAGCGCCACCTGAGAGATCTGCAACTTATTCGAGATGCCGCCCTTGAGCAGGGGGCGTTCAGTGCGGCAGTGCAGGCTGAGTACCGCAGGGGTCAGGCGCAGGGCGACATCTACGTTAACAAGACAGAGATTCGCCACGGCACGATTGAGCAGATGAGCAAAGAAGAGGTCATGAAAGCTTTGAACGAACTGAAGCAGACCTACGCCCCTTTGACCCATGACGCGGGGGCAGAGGACGCTGGTAATCGAAAACGCGCTCGAGAGCGTTTAGCGGAGGAAACAGATGGACATACTGGACGGGAAGCCGAAGACGAAGAAACAGAGGGAGGCGAGCTTCTGGCAGTCTCTGAAGAAAGCGATGAGGGACAACTTTCCTGATTGGTCAGCCACACGCTTAGAATCCAGAGCCACCTTGGGTGTGCCGGATGTCCTGATCATGGACAGTCAGGGTAATTGGCACATGGTGGAACTGAAGACCACGGCAAACATGAGCGTGAAGATGTCTCCCCACCAAGTTGCGTTTATGACCCAACATGCCAAGGGCAGTGTCTGGATAGCCGTTAAGCTGACCAGCGCCACAGGACATGAGGTGTTCCTTTATCGAGGCAATCGAGCAGTGGACGTATGGCAGGACGGATTGCGGGCTACACCGGATAAGCATTTCAGTTTCCCTGTTTCCTACAGAGAGGTCCTTACAAGTATTGCAAGTATGCGCTGACCCGCATATACTGTCGGTGGGCAATGTTGCCTGTCATTTGGAGAAAACAATGAACATGTCATTTACGGGGCTGACGCCTCTCCAATTCAACGCGCTTCAAGTGGCCATAGACCACCTTGAGGAGCATCTATCCGATGTCTCTTTTGAGAAGATCACTAAAATTGATATTTCAGAGGATTTAGTTGAAGACCTTGAGGAAAAGGTACAGATTCTTCAACGCCTCATAGCCACCAAGCAAATTAAGGCGGCACTGCGGGAGATCGAGTCATGAACGCAGAATTGCTGACAAAAACGAACGAAGAATTGCTGACAAAAATGTTTCGGTGTCTGTTGAAGAACATCAAAAATCTGACGGGCAATGAAAATGCTTACGATGATGAAGTGGGCGACAGCGTATCTTTGAAGGACTGTGAAGCCATGCTTTTACGTTTGGAGGATAAGTCATGAGTCTGATCACATTGTGGACTGTCGAGTCCGGAGAGAAGTGCCGGTGGTTTGTTACCGAGAAAGCCGCGAGGCTCTATGCCCATGACACGTGGCAGAAGGAAGATGATGGTGTGCCTTTTGTTAGCCACAAGGTCATTTGGGACGATCTCGAGTTGTGTGAGATTCTGAATCACATCGAGGGCTTCACCGAAGTGGGCGAGTCGCAGTTGGGGGCGTACCCACCTATTGATTTCAAGCGGCTCGTATGATTTTTCTTTTGGGCTGGCTCGAGAAAAGGTTGAAAGTGCCGGACGTAGAGCCAAAACAACAGCCGTATTTTCGTTACCCCATGCCGGACCCGTATCACGGGTTCTTTGAAACCAAAAATCGGACAGGCGTAGACGGTGCGACAGAGCCGGAGGAAGAAATTCCGGAGCCAGACTCGGACCCTTAAATATGTCTCTCAACCCCGCCCCAGCGGGGTTTTTCATGCCTGTAGAAATTTTTAAAAAAACTGTTGTCCTGCACGGCCCCGTATGCGATAGTGGCTGTGCGGCAATTCTGCCGCGCTCTTTTGGAGAACAACTATGCAAAATTCAATTGAAAACTCAGATCAAACCCTGACCCGTTTGCTTCAACAGGTACAGGACCAAGCCGCCAGATCGCAAGACTTTCTGGCCCCGACTAATCAGCTTCAGCTTGTGACCGGCGATATGGGTGACGGTAGTAAAGTCAGTCAGATCATTATGGAGCAGACGGGGGGTGCACCCACCCAAATTCTGTCCGCTAATGATGTGGCGTTTGACCAAATCAGCCAGCGGGCCGGTATTGATGTCCGGACTGCCCGCCGCCTTCAGCAGGATTACTCCCGCGAATTCGATGGCCTGATTAACGCTATTTGGCAGAAGGAACCGGCGGTGCGAATGATTCGTTCATTCCAGCACACTGATAACGCGGGCACGGCTCGAGCGTTTGTCAGCGATAAGTTTAAGACTTTCGACAATGTTCACCTGTTGAATTCGGCCCTGCCCGAGCTAATGGAAAGTGACGCCCAATGGCAAGTGGTAAATGGGACGGTGACTGATAAGCGCCTGTACCTCCGACTGAAATCAGCGGTTATTACTGGCGAGGGCGCGGCGGTGGGTGACATCATGGCGCTTGGTATTGGTATGTCTAACAGCGAAGTCGGGTGCGGTAGCGTTAACGTGTACCAAATGTTTTGGACGCTGGCCTGCCTAAACGGTATGCAAACCGAAAAGCGTACCCGCAAGTCTCACATCACTGGCGCTCGAGGCGATGCTGATACGTGGGGCTTGCTGACGGATGAAGCAAAAGACGCGGACAATCACGCATTGGCGCTTCAAATGCGGGACGTTACCGCGGCATATGCCAGCCGTGAGTCATTTGACGAAGTGCTGGAAAAGATGAAAACCGCGCACGATGACAAAGTCGAAGGCTCGCCACAGTCGGCAGTCGAGGCCATGGGCAAAGTGCTGGCGCTTACTAAAAAGGATACCGCCAGTTTGATGGATGGCCTGTTGGCCACTATCGGTCAGTCGGGCTATGCCGGTCAGCCGGTTACCCGTGCCACTATGGTAAACGCAGTCACGGCGGTAGCGCATACCGCCGACGCTGACAGTGTGGACGATTGGCAAAAGCTTGGCGGGCGCGTGTTGGATCTGCCCCGCTCCGATTGGCAACGCGTGGCGATGGCGGCTTAAAGTGGCCGCCTATCGCGTGGAAGTAGTGCAAACCAGTGTTTTCTATTTTGATGCAGATAATCCCGAGCAGGCGCGCCAGATCGCTACCGAAGATTTTATCTGGGATGAGGATCAGGAGGCCCCTAACAGCTACGGCGTCCACTTCAACATTTTTGAAATAGAAGACTGATTTAACACTCCAAAGTTTGCCCCGCTCCGGCGGGGCTTTTTTTTGTCTGCTGTATGCGATAGCCTAAGCGGGCCGCGATGGGCGGCGACTTTGGAGAATACAAAAATGAGTGATCAGCAAATTATTAACTTATTCGATAGAACTAACATCACCCTTGCCGAGCTATCCGCAAGGTCTGGCCGTTCTGTAGCGGATCTTAAAAAGCTTTTGATGGGGGTGAACTAATGCAATTATTAGATACTCGGGGCGCGAACCCCAAACTGAAAAAAACGGGCAAGGCGGCCCCCTTTCGTTATGCGGGGTTATCGCTTTATCCGGATAACATACTTTGCGCGGGAGCTAAGGCGGCGGGGTGTATGGCGGAGTGCCTTTCTGAGCAAGGCCGCGGGCGGTTTGATAACGTGCGGGAGGCGCGCCAGCGTAAGGCGGCATACTTGCATAATGATCGGGCGGGGTTTCTCGAGCAATTGCACCGAGAGCTAACAAACTTCACAAAGCTTTGTGAGCGCACTGGCGAGCGTGGCGCGGTCCGTCTTAATGTTCTCTCGGACGTTAAATGGGAGCGGTACGGGATACCGCAAGCGCACCCCGAGCTTTTGTTTGTGGACTATTCAAAGGTTGCGGCGAGACTTGGAAAAACCCCCGATAACTACAAGCTAATTTTTAGCTATAGCGGGCGGCCCCAGTACCGAAACCAAAACCGGCGGGCTTTCCAAACCGACGCCCCCGTGGCGGTAGTTTTCCGCGGCGGGTTTCCGCGGATGTTTCGCGGGCGCCCCGTTATCGATGGGGATCGAGACGATATCGCTAACGCATTTGCCACTGGTCAAATCGTCGGGCTAACCCCGAAAGGATCAGCGCGGCGGGATCGGTCCGGCTTTGTGGTGGATAACCCCGATTTGATAGGGGCCGCGTCATGAATAAGCGAGAATGTTGGCGGGCAAAGGCGGCGCGGTATTTGCGCTGGCATCGGGCGGCGATGCGCTCACGATTTCCCCAGAGCAATCCGGATTGGTTCCGAATGTATCAGGAGGCGCGACACTATGCCGACTATTGGCAACGCCACGGGGAGCAAGCCCGCGCCCCCAGTTGGTATCACCCTAAGTGACATTTGACCCCGCCTCGGCGGGGTTTTTTTTATCCGCCATATATGCGAGAGTATGCGTTGCCGTAATGTTGCGGCGACTTTGGAGGATAAGACCATGGCAAAAGCTTGGAGGAAAAAAGGGAAGCGGGTGCGGCAGGAGCGCGCCCTCGCTCGATTGTTAGCGAAGCCCACTCATACGGGACGGGACGCGGTGGATATTGCCAACCTGAAAAAGTGTCTCGGCGTTGCATGATGCGGTGCGAAAACAAAGTGCCGCCTAACCCCGCCTCGGCGGGGTTTTTTTTGCCCGCCGCATATGCGACACTAGCCGTGCCGTAATTTTGCGGCTTTCATTTTGGAGATTAGAACCATGGCGATACGAATTGATTTGAGCCAAGACCAAGACGTGGAAGTCACAGCGACTTTCGAAGTATGCGACGAAGTGCCCGATGGCGTATCGGCGGATGATGCCGAAGACATTCTCGAGTTAATGGATAACAGCAATATATCTATGGCCGAAGTTATCGAGGCCGCCGTGTTAAATGGGGTTGATATGCCCGAAGCGCATGCTGTTGACTATGACAAGGTGAAGACGTTTTTAGAGAGCGGGGGTCCTGACACTGGGGCCGAATTTATTACGCTGATCCGATCGTTAATAGACGGCTTAACCGCTCATATCCAATACATTGAGCGGGCCAATATTCAAATGCGCGACACAATCGACACCATGTCCGCGGCTGATCAGAAAATCGCCTAAGCAATTCCGGCTTTTACCTACCCCGCCTCGAGCGGGGTTTTTTTTGCCCGTGAGATATGCGATAGTTTCACGGTCGCAATGTCGCGGCGAATCTTTGGAGAATACAATTATGGAAATTTCAGCAGATCAGCCTTTACACTCTGAGTACTTTGAGACACTCGATAGCCTACGGGATTCTGGCGCCATCAACATGTTCGGCGCGCCCCAATGGCTCGAAGAGAATTTCGACTTGGATCGCAGTACAGCCAAGGCGGTGTTCATAGCGTGGACCGAGTCATTCTCGAAGAGAGATAGATAGCGCAAGCGATCCGATCCAGACCCCGCCCTCGAGGCGGGGTTTTTTTTGTCTGGCTTTTATCGCATACTGCGCTTGCCGCAATGTCGCGGCGTCACTTTGGAGACAGACATATGTCTAACAACTTTCAAAACGAACTAGAGACTGTTGGCGTAGCCAAGACCCGCGTTTGGGAACTGGCTACCGCCGCCGATCGAATCCACACCGCGGTGTGTGCGCTGGATATGCAGAACCGAAAGGTACTGGCAAAGCACTACCCCGCTTTCCTTCAAGTCGCGGAAGAATTCGCAAAGTTTGATGACACTCTACTCGCTGAGATGGGCGTAAAATTTAAGCGCGCCAAGGGTGGCAAATCATGATCCGGATTGCACCGATCGAACAGGTTTACGGAAGCATGATGGTCTGGTTCTGCGTGAAGCGCCTGCGAGACTATGATCAATCGAAAGGGCTCACCGATGGGTCCGAGTATCTGGTCTGCAAAACCGCCAACGCGGAGCCGCTGATCTATCGAGCGGTGAATGGCAGGCTGAAGCCCACGGGGGACACGTTCGTCCGCTGGGGGATCTCTGACGATCTCGAGCGCGATCTGATCCGCATACCCGCCCGCCGCTGACCAGTAGCGGCCACCATTGGACCCCGCCCTCGAGGCGGGGTTTTTTTGCCTGCCGCTAGCGCCAAAAGTTGTATGCGCCTGGCAGCATACGAATCCGCACAACCGCGCGGGCTAGCCGTTCAAGTAATTTCTGAGCACTCCGCCGCAACCGATCCGTAACAACTGGCGCGGGGTCCGCGCCCCGAGATCCCATCGAAACGTACCGCCAGCCGTGGGCCGTGGGCCGCCGCCGCGTGTCCGGTAATCGTCCCGCCGCGTATCCGGTCCGCGCCCCGTGGGCCGCGGTCCGCGGGGCCCGCCAGCCGAGCGCGTCAGCGGGCCGTGGGCCGCGATTTTTGGCGAATTTTCCGCGAAACGCGCCCGCGCCTAAGCAAGCGGCAACAAATGCCATGTTTCTCACGAACAACAGAACAGAAAAACGATATCGATGTTCCACGTGGAACAATTTTTTCGGAAAAAACCCGTAAGCCCCGAGCCGTGGTCCGTAAAACGTGCTACGGTTCAAAAAAAACGCGCATAGGAGTCCCAGAGCCTCAAAAAATTTGCAAAAAATTGAGAGCTACCGGATCGCATATATGTTTATAATTGAAGTGAGTACTTACTAACCCCGAGAGCTAGTGTTTATGCGGAGTGATGGTTCTAGTTTTGAGTCCTTAGAGGAAGCGGAAGAGAAGATTCTGAAGCTTGAATACCGGCTGGCGCAGATTGAGCAGGTTGAGTCGTGTCAGACGGACTATTTGAGCTTTGTCCGGACGATGTGGCCCGAGTTTATTGCGGGTCGTCACCACAAGATCATGGCGGAAAAGCTTGAGCGGGTGGCCAGTGGGGAGTTGAAGCGGTTGATCATCAACATGCCGCCGCGTCACACAAAGTCTGAGTTTGCGAGTTTCCTGTTTCCGGCTTGGATGATTGGTAAAAACCCCGCGATGAAGATTATTCAGGCTACGCACACCACGGAGCTTGCGGTCAACTTTGGCCGGAAGATCAAGAATCTGCTGGAGAGGGATGATTATCTGGAAATTTTCCCCGATGCGGCGCTTTCTGCTGACTCGAAGGCGTCCGGCAGGTGGGACACGGCCCGTGGTGGTATGTATTACGGCGTGGGTGTGGGGTCAAACTTGGCGGGACGTGGTGGTGACTTGATCATTATTGACGATCCGCACTCTGAGCAGACCGCGATGTCGCTGAGTGGCTTTGATGATGCATGGGATTGGTACACGGGTGGTCCTCGACAGCGTTTGCAACCGGGCGGGGCCATCATTGTGGTGATGACTAGGTGGTCAGAGAAGGATTTGACGGGTCAATTGATCCGGGCACAGGGTCGGGACGCCTTGGCGGACAACTGGGAGGTCATTGAGTTCCCTATGGAGATGCCTTCGGGCGGTCCTTTGTGGCCTGAGTTCTGGTCTTTTGAGGAGATGCAAGCGGTAAAAGCGTCAATTCCTCTGCCGAAGTGGAATGCCCAGTACCAGCAGAACCCTACGGGTGATGAAAACGCGATTATCAAGCGTGAGTGGTGGAATGTGTGGGATAAACAGCAGATTCCGCAGTTGCAATACGTGATTCAGAGCTATGACACGGCTTTTTCCAAGAATACGCGGGCGGATTACAGTGCGATTACGACTTGGGGCGTGTTTTATCCTGAAGAAGGGACGGTTGCGGGTCTGATTTTGCTGGATGCGAAGAAAGGGCGCTGGGATTTCCCTGAATTGAAGCAAGTTGCGATGGAATCCTACAAATTTTGGGAGCCTGAGACGGTAATTATTGAGGCAAAGGCGAGTGGTATGCCTTTGACCCACGAACTACGGAACATGGGCATTCCTGTGGTAAACTTTACGCCGAGTCGCGGTAACGATAAGGTATCGCGGGTACACAGTGTCTCTCCGCTTTTTGAAAGCGGTATGATTTGGGCACCGGATGAGTCTTGGGCGCACGATGTGATAGAAGAGTGTGCGGCGTTCCCTAATGGGGAGTATGATGACTTGGTAGACAGCACGACACAGGCGTTGATGCGATACCGACAGGGTAACTTTGTGCAGTTGCCATCAGATTATTGGGAAGATGAGAGTGCAAATCTTCGGCCAATGCAATATTACGGGTAAATCTTATGGGAAATAAAATGTTGATGTCCGGCATTGGTTCATATGCTCCTCGGTCTATGTTTCATGGCGGTAGCGTTAATAAAATGGGGATGATGCGTAATCCAGTTACCGGAAATTTTGATATCCCGCATGACGCAGACGCGGTAGCGCGGGCCGCAGAGGCGGCGGCAAGTGGCACTACCGTTGATACGGGTGCCGCCGTGGGTTTACCCGCGATAGCTGGTGCAACAGCCGGTGCAAAAGGACAGGGTAAAACACCTTTACCGTCCTATTTGTATTTTGACGAAAACATGGTCGTACCTTACCGCGAAACCACTAATAGTCAGATGGTGGACACGCTACGTCTTTTGGGTCTAGTCACCGATGAAGATTACGCGTGGTTTAGCAATTATTTTGCTCGTTCACCAAAGGCGGCAGATTCGGTATGGCTAGAAGCTTATTTTAATCGTCCAGATCAAACTTTTAATAGAGAAAGTTTTTTTGAACGAACAGACTTTGATGCTGAGACGGAAGCAAGATGGAGCCGGATATTTGATTCGATAGATTCTGCCAGCAAAACGGGCGGCTTTGCGACAGACGATAATTTCTTGATGCAGTATACCGATCAAGGCCTTCGTTCTACCTTTGGCGCGGTTCGTCCTACGGGCGGTACGCCAAGACAGCCGTTTTTCACAACAAGTGATGTGCTGGTCGATTCTTCGGAACAACCTAACCTTTACACCTACAACGAAGGTCAGTTTGATCCCATGAATCAACCGGACCCGGTAAATCCATACCTGACTCCGGCGTCTGATCTGGCCTACCCGTATGTTCCACCCTCTGGCCCAACGCCCACATTGACTGCTACGACGGCGGATGCACAGCCGGTCAACTTGGAGGATACACAGGGTCGTGGAAATATCTTTACGTCTACTTCCACGCCTGCTCCCGCAACGCAAACTACTACTCCCGTTACTACAACTACGGCTCCGCCACCTACGCCCTTTGTTGACGAAGAGCTTATGGAGATGGATGACGAGCTAAAATCCGCTTATGAAGTTCTTAAATTTATTGTTGAAGGAGCCGTAGGTGACGCTGAGACGGGGAGAGAGGGTCGGACAGGAACGGGTTTTTTGCCCTCCACTGTCATGCCCGCAAATGTTTTAACAAACAAAGAAGCCAACCAAGTTTTAAAGGCTTTTGACGCGGCAGGACGAGATTCTTCAGTGTTTCAAAGTCTGATTGCTGGAGATGTCAGCGGAAAGGGCAATAAAGATGTAGACCCCGGCGACGTGGCTTATCAGCAAGGGACTCCGGTATCTTCACGCGGCATGAATCTCGTACCCACCGGTCCGACAGGATTAACCTCCTCACAAGCCGCCTTTCAAGCTTTGGAAGAACGTCGGGCGGCAGAAGCGGCGGCGGCGGCAAATACTGGTCAGTTTGCCATGGGCGGTATTGTGGATTTGACCGGCGGTATGGACATGTCCATGACCGGCCAAGGGTTGGAGACTCTCTTAAACCCGCAACGATCTAAGGCGACCCTTCGCCGTAACCTCGCGAAAACCTCACCACGGCCCACGATGCAGACGGGCATTATGCCCATGGCCCGATAATGGACAAGCTTGTAGAACAAGACCCTGAATTCTTAGCGGCTTTGGAGCGTCAACGACTGCGAAAGCAGGCGTTTGACAATGAGTTTGCTATCGAGGTTGCCGCTCAAAGCAACTATGCGGCGGACATAGACCCGTCTATTGCTCGGTATCAGGGATTGCCCAACATTGCTTCATATAGTACTCCCGAGTCTGGTCCAAACAAGGTGTTAAGAGGTTTTTATCCTCCTCCAGACGAAGAATATCCGGAAGGCACTTTTTTAGACAAATATCCTATAGATTTTCTTTACAACAGAAAAAATTATCGTGGTCTTACAAGGCATAGAGTAATCCCAGAATCGGGAACTGTGAACGTCGTTGATAGATTTGCCAAGCCTGAAATTTATGCACACGAATACCGGCATAAAAATTTTCCCGGATTAAGTGAAAGAGCCGTAAGAATTGCGGATTTTTTGACTGCTCTGGATGACCGCCAACTATTTGAGATGCTTAATAGTTCGTATAAAAGGAAAACCGGCTCTGAAACTCTTGATTATTTTAGTAATGCTCTTCGTCGTGAAAGAGACTATCCGACAAGAGGGGTCGGCTCAGTAATATTTGGAGATGAATGGGACCGTGGCGCACGGTCCACGCGACAGGGAATGCAGGAAGACAGGGATGACTACATCCGCGCCCGTATCGAAGAATCCCCGGCAATCAAACTTTTAAATCAGTACGAAGAATTAGAAGAGTATAACGAAGAGCTTTCTGAACAGAACCAAGAACGGTTAGAAGAGCGGCAGGAACGCGAAGCAGAGGCCGCTGTTAAAAATTACGCCATGGGCGGCGGTGTGGGTTCCATGGCTCCCGTGGCACGGAACATGTTCCGAGGGTATGATATAAGACGCGGCGTAGGCGCATTTGCCCCATACACTAGGAGAGCCTGATGGCCAATGGTGACGATAAAGCACAGCTATCTTCGTTGATGGATAGCACGGCCCCTCGTTCTGAATTAGAAGACGCCGATCTTGAATTAGATATTGAGATAGCCGCACCGGGTACTTTTGTAGGTAAAGTCAACGAAGTTTTGCCGGAAGGAATAGAGATTGAGGCAGAAGAAGACGGTGGCGTCATTGTCGATTTTGATCCCATGGCGATGGTTGGCCTTGATGACGGCGATTTCTATCGCAACTTGGCAGAGGAGTTGGACGATAGAGAGCTTGGCCGCTTATCTTCAGAGCTTCTAGGCGAGTTCGACGCTAACAAATCATCTCGTTCCGAGTGGGAAGACGCGTATTCCAAGGGCTTGGAGCTTTTGGGATACAACTATGAAGAGCGCACAATGCCCTTCAGAGGGGCTACCGGCGTAACGCACCCTTTGCTTGCAGAAGCGGCCACACAGTTTCAGGCACAGGCTTTTAACGAGCTTTTGCCGCCTTCAGGTCCTGTCCGCACTCAGATTATTGGTGAGAAGACGCGAGAAAACGAGGCGCAGGCGTTTCGTGTAAAAGAGTTTATGAACTACTACATCACCAATGTGATGGAGGAGTACACGCCTGAGTTTGATCAAATGTTGTTTTATCTGCCGCTGGCCGGTTCTACTTTCAAGAAAGTTTACTATGACGAGGCGATAGACCGCGCTGTCAGCAAGTTTGTCCCCGCAGAGGACATTGTGGTGCCCTATGGTGCCAGTGATTTAGATTCTTGTGAAAACATTACTCAGGTCGTAAAGATGACTCTAAATGATCTGCGTATTCGGCAGGTCATGGGTTTTTACAGGGACATTCCCGTTATTCCGGCGCAAGGCGCAGAGGACGAGATTACGGGTGAAATTAATAAGCTGGACGGAGTAGAGCCCAGCAATCTGGATTATGACTGCACTTTGCTTGAGTGCCACGTCAATCTGGACCTAGAAGGTTTTGAAGACACGGGGGAAGATGGCGAGCCAACGGGCATCAAAGTTCCGTATATCGTCACGATAAGCGAAGATAGCGGCCAAGTGCTGTCTATTCGACGCAATTTTAAAGAAGAAAGCGACGTAAAGAAAAAGATCCAGTATTTCGTGCACTACAAGTTTTTGCCCGGTTTTGGATTTTACGGCCTTGGTTTGATCCATACTATTGGTGGCCTGTCTCGCACAGCCACTGCGGCCTTACGTCAGTTGATTGATGCGGGTACGCTGTCGAACCTGCCGGCAGGCTTCAAGGCCCGTGGCCTACGGGTCAGGGACGATGAGGAACCGCTACAGCCCGGTGAGTTCAGGGACGTAGATGCGCCCGGTGGGGCTATCAGGGACTCTTTGATGCCGTTGCCGTTCAAGGGTCCGGACACGACCTTGTTCCAGCTTTTGGGCTTTGTGGTGGATGCGGGTCGTCGGTTTGCGACGATTACTGACATGAAGGTGGGCGATGGTAACCAGCAGGCGGCTGTCGGCACGACGGTAGCGTTGTTGGAACAGGGCTCACGGGTCATGAGCGCGGTGCATAAACGTCTGCATTATGGGATGCGTCAGGAGTTCAAGCTTCTTGCGCGGGTGATGTCCGAGTATTTACCGCAGGAGTATCCCTATGCGGTGATGGGCGGTGATCGTGCGATTATGCAACGGGACTTTGACGACCGGATAGACGTGGTTCCGGTATCAAACCCCAACTCTTTCTCGCAGGCACAGCGCATTTCACTGGCACAAGCCCAGCTACAGATGGCCATGCAAGCCCCGCAAATACATGATTTGCATGAAGCGTATCGTCGTATGTACGAGGCTTTGGGGGTCAATGACGTAGACAAGATATTGATAGCGCCGTCTTCAGACGATCCGATACCGAAAGACCCTGCTCAAGAGAACATTGACGCCTTGGATAGCGTACAACTAAAGGTGTTTGAGGGTCAGGATCACGATGCTCACATTATGACGCACCTGACATTTGGCACTTCTGGGACGCTACAGGCGTTGCCACAGTCTGCTATTTCGTTGCAAAAGCACGTGATGGAACACGTTAAGGTTAAGAGCCAAGAGCTTGCTACGGCACAACTTTTACAGCAAACAGGCGGTCAGCCTTTGAATGCCGACATGGAGCTTGAGCTAGAAGCCATGGTTGCTCAGATCAACGCACAAGAGTTTGCCAAACTGAAACAGCTTACGGCACAGATCACGGGCCAGAACCAAGGTGACCCGCTGGTGCAACTCAAGCAACAGGAGCTTCAGTTGGATGCTCAGAAGCAACAGGCCGATTTGCAGATAGATCAGGCAGAGTTGCAGATGGATCAACAGCGTATGGCTAACAAGCAGACTGAGTTCCAGCAACGGCTTGCTAGTCAGGAAAGACAGACGCAGGCTAGGATTGATGCGGCTTTACAACGTGAATTGTTAAAACGAGGTAATTGATATGAGAGTTAAAGTAGACGGCGCACCGCCTAAGAACCCCCCAAACCCTGTAGCCAAGGCCGATATTCAAGGTCAAGGCTCTATTCCTTACGCTGTAGCAAAGGAAGAAAAGACTCCGGATATTACGTTTGCCAAGGTAACTACAGGCAAAAAGCGTGGTATGGGGGCGGCTTTACGTGGCTCACGCTTCACTAACGCTTAATTTAGGGGGTTTTGATGCTACAGGCACTGATAGGTCCCGTTACCGGTTTACTGGATAAGTTCATACCGGATGCTGACGAAAAGGCGAAGCTTGCACATGAAATTGCAACAATGTCAGAGCGTCATGCTCAAGAGCTTGCACAAGGTCAGATTGAAATTAATAAAGCTGAAGCGGCACATAAATCTATGTTTGTCGCGGGCTGGCGACCATTTGTTGGGTGGACTTGCGGTGTTGCTCTGGCTTGGCACTTTGTCGGCCAGCCTATTGCTGTTTTTGTCATCACATTTGCTGGTGTGGAAGCCCCTCCGTTACCTGTGTTTGAAATGGAGAGCCTTCTTACAGTTTTGCTTGGGATGTTGGGCCTCGGTGGTCTACGGACCTTTGAGAAGACCAAACAGGTAGCTCGCGAAAAATGAAGTGTTATGACTGCCAAACTGAACTGATCTGGGGCGGCGATCATGATAATGATCGTGACGATGAGCATTTAATTGAAACTAATCTTTCTTGTCCCGAATGCGGTGCGTTTGTAGTGGTTTGGTGGGGAAAGAAAGAGGACGAAAACCTTGACGCCAGAACAGCTTAACGCGTGGCGAATTATTCCACGGGTACTCATGTTTGCCATGATTGGGATGACATACCGGACGGTTGAGTGGTTTATGTCGTTACCCGATCCAAACCCAGAGCAAGCGGCATTGGTCAGTGTCATGACCGGTGCGTTAACAGGCGCGTTTGGGCTATTTTTGGGCAAAAAAGAGTGACCTACAAATACTTCAAAGAAGAAGAATTTGTTTGTCAGGAAACTGGCGAAAACAAAATTGTCCCAGATTTTATTGCACGTTTGGATGAGCTTCGCGAGGCGTGTAATTTTCCTTTTCACATTACCTCTGGTTACCGTTCCCCAGAACATTCCATTGAAAAAGCCAAAGTAAAACCCGGCACTCATGCACAGGGCATTGCGGCGGATATTCACGCAGATAACGGGATTGAGCGCAGGAAAATCGTAGAAGAAGCGTTAAAGTTAGGGTTTGGCGGCATAGGTGTTGCAAAGACGTTTATTCACGTCGATATTCGCACCACTGGACCCGTCATGTGGACATATTAGTTGCTCCTCTTAGACTGTCGTGGTATATAGATAAGACTTTCTGAGATGGAGCGCATGTGGACTCATTATACCTAGCTCAATTTATACAAAAGGTTATAAAAGAGCGCCGCACACAAGTCTTGGAATTGTTAGAAAACAACAGTGTAAAGTCGATGGAGCAGTACCAAAACCTTATGGGTGAGCTATCGGCTTTGAATTATGTAGCACAGGAACTCTCGGGCCTGCTAGAAAAACAGGAGCAACTAAATGACTGATCTAGCTGAAGAAATTGACCTAGACGCCGCCGCAGAGGGCGTCAAATCCCTTTACAAAGCTCCACAGCCCAAGGTACTCGACCCCGAGGCCATGGACAAAAGTCTTTTGGAGCGGATGCCACAGCCTACCGGTTGGCGCATGTTAATCCTCCCATATCGCGGTAGAGAAACTACTGAAGGCGGTATTTACATCCCAAATCAAGTTCTGAACGACACTCAGCTTCAGACTGTTGTGGGATATGTCGTTAAGCAAGGCCCTCTTTGCTATAAAGACGCTGAAAAGTTCCCTGACGGCCCGTGGTGCACCGAAAAACAGTGGGTAATCTTTGCTCGTTATGCTGGTTCTCGGTTCCGTATAGACGGTGGGGAGTGCAGGATTTTGAATGATGACGAAATCTTAGCGACTATTGACGATCCAGAAGACATTCTTAGTTTGTAAAGGAGAAGCACCATGGGAGAACCTGCCGAAGAACCTCAGTTTGAATTAGATGTGGGAGATGCTGAAGCCACAGAGGTGGAGATTGAGCAACCTGAAGAAGATGTTCCACGTGAAACAATTGCTTCGGAACAACCTGAGATTGAAATAGAGCAAGAGGCTTCGTCTGACGATGAGATCGCAGAATACAGCGAATCTGTACAGAAGCGTATTAATCGTCTGACTAAAAAAATGCGTGAAGCCGAGCGTCGTGAAGAAGAGGCTGTAAAGTTTGCACAAAATGTGCAGGCCGAATCAGAACAGATTAAACAGAGAATGCAGAACCTAGACCAAGGTTTTATGACCGAATACGGTCAGCGCATTCAACTTCAACAACAGCAGGCTGAAGCGGCTCTTAAACGCGCTGTTGAGCTAGGTGATGCGGAAGGAACCGTAGTTGCTCAGAAAGAACTGACGGATATTAGTATTGCGGCTAATCAATATGCTCAGGCTCAGAGACGTGCTGAAGCTAACCAGCAGGTTCCGCAACAACAGGCTCCGCAAGCCGCGCCGCAACAGCAGGCTCCGCAACAGGCCCAAAGGCCTGACCCTAAAGCCGAACAGTGGGCCGAAAAGAACTCTTGGTTTGGAAACGATGAGGCGATGACCTTTGCCGCCTTTGGAATTCACAAAAAGTTAATAGAAGAAGAAGGGTTTGACCCGCAAGGGGATGACTACTACAATGAATTGGACTCTAGAATTAAGCGGGAGTTCCCGCATAAATTTGGAGAGGAGCAATCCACTGGCCGCAAGCCCGCTCAGAATGTTGCCGGTGTCTCACGCTCCACCAAAACTGGGCGCAGTGGTAAAAGGGTCAAACTCTCCCCGACCCAAGTAGCAATTGCTAAAAAATTGGGAGTGCCGCTTGAAGAATACGCGAAATACGTAAAGGAGTAAGAAGATGACCGCAGAGAAGAAAGGCTTTGAGGGTATTGATCGCTCCTCACGTGAAACAGCGTCAAGGGAGAAACAGGGACGGCGTAAGCCTTGGACTCCCCCGTCTATGTTAGACGCCCCGCCCGCACCAGAGGGCTTTAAACATCGTTGGATACGCGCCGAAGTAAGGGGTTTTGACGACACCAAAAATATTTCGGCAAGGTTGCGAGAAGGCTATGAGCTTGTTCGCCAAGACGAGTATCCAGATTTTGAGTCTCCGGTAATTGATTCGGGTAAATATGAGGGTGTGTTTGGTGTTGGCGGATTGATGCTCGCTCGTATACCGTTGGAAACAGTAGAGGAACGCGCTGAGTACTTTTCTCAACGTAACGCGGACCAAATCGAAGCTGTTGAAAGCGATATGATGCGAGAAAACGCTCATCCAACGATGACAATCGGCAAACCCGAGCGTCAGAGTCGTGTAACTTTTGGCGGCCCCAAGAAATAGGGCCGCACAGCATGAGGAACTAAATTATGGCAAATCAAGAAACTGCCTTTGGTCTTCGTCCTGTTGGTCTTGTAGGAAGCGGTGCTAACACCACCGGCGTTACTCAGTATGAAATTGCTAGTAACAACTCTAATGCTATTTTTAATGGAAGCATTTGTGTTCCCACTGCCGCAGGCGTTATTGACCAAGCTGGAGCTACAAGTGGCGGCACTACGCAAGCCCTTGGCGTTCTAGTAGGGGTTGAATATCAAGATGCCACACAAAAGAAACCTGTGTTTCTTAATTATTGGCCCGGATCAGGAAGCGTATCTGTCGATACCAACTTCCCGGTAAAGGCTCTTGTGGCAGATAACCCCGACCAACTGTTCGTCGTAGCGGCGGATGCTACCCTCACTGACCGAGCTACTGCATTAACGGCTGTTTTTGCTAACGCAAGCTTGGGAACTTCTGCTCGTACCGGTTCTACCGACACAGGCAAGTCAAATTCCCAGCTTTCCGTAAGCAGTATTGCTGTTACTGCAACGCTACCATTGCGTATCGTAGGCTTGGTTGACGATGATGCTAACAATGATTATTCGTCTACAGGGGCACATCTGCTTGTTCGATTGAACGCTCATTTCAACGCTGGCACACGTGGTTTTGCTTCACAAACCACTGCCGACTCAACCGGCATTTAAGGGGGATTAAGTAATGGCTATTTCTCGCGCACAGTTGGCGAAGGAACTTGAGCCGGGGCTTAACGCTCTTTTTGGCCTTGAGTATGATCGCTACGAACAGGAACACGCGGAAGTTTTTGAAGAAGAAACTTCTGATCGTGCTTTTGAAGAAGAAGTAATGCTGTCTGGCTTCGGCACTGCGCCGGTTAAGTCAGAGGGTGGTGCCATCTCGTTTGATGACGCGCAAGAGACATTTACTGCACGTTATACTCACGAAACGATTGCACTAGCGTTTTCAATCACCGAAGAGGCGATTGAAGACAACCTGTATGACCGCCTTGCTTCTCGTTACACCCGTGCTTTGGCACGATCCATGTCCCAGACCAAGCAGATTAAGGCCGCTTCAATTCTGAATAACGCCTTTAGCACCGGTTCTCCTGTTGGAGATGGTGCCGCTCTCTGCTCTTCCGCTCACCCGTCCCTTTCAGGGAACCAGCGTAACTTGTTATCAACCGCCGCTGACCTCAACGAGACTTCTCTTGAGCAGATGCTGATTGATATTGCTGGTTTAACCGATGAGCGTGGTCTGAAGATCGCGGTACGTGGTATGAAGATGATTATTCCGAAAGAACTGCAATTTATTGCAGAGCGGGTAATCAACTCCAACCTGCGTCCGGGAACTGCGGACAATGACCTCAACGCAACCAAGTCTATGGGAATGCTCCCAGATGGCGCGGTAGTTAACCATTTCTTGACCGACACAGATGCGTTCTTCATTAAGACTGACGCACCTAACGGCTTCAAGATGTTTAACCGAAGCCCCATCAAGACTGCAATGGAAGGTGACTTTGATACTGGCAACATGCGCTTCAAGGCGCGTGAGCGTTACAGTTTCGGTGTTTCCGATTGGCGTTGTGTCTTTGGCACACCGGGTGCCTAAAAACAGAGCCGCCTTCGGGCGGCTTTTTTTGTTCCACGTGGAACATTTATGTTAATATAAATTTTTCCTGACAGCCCCATACTGAGGCTGACACTGGCCACGACAGGAGAACCTCATGGCTAATACTACGTTTAACGGTCCCGTCCGTTCTGAAAACGGTTTCTCAGACATTACCAAAAACTCTACTACCGGCGCTGTAACCAGCACTATGACGCTTTCTACTTACGAAGCGACCATCACGGTGGCGGATGGTGCTACCACGGGCAAAGAGTCTGCGATTGGCATTCCAGACAACTTTATTCCTATGGCGGTTACAATTGCTGTTACCACTGCATCTTCAAACTCTGTCACGCTTAACGATATCGGCACAGATGCCGATACTGACGGTTTTGTTGACGGTATTTCTGCGGCTGTAAATTCAACCGGCTTTAAAGGGTATTTTCCATGTAACGGTGTTCTTGGGATGTCCGGTGGAACAACCACTGCGGCTACGGGCACGGCAGATGAAGTTGAGATTGTTCTCTCGGGAGATCCCGGCGGTGACACGGTTATTGTCCTGAAGTTTTTTGGAATATCCAGCACTTCTGACGCATCTTAACGGGAGAAAGCCATGGCTAACTCAGACGTAAGATCAAAACGTCTGACCGGAACAGGCTCTGCTGGTGTAGGGCCTGCTCGTATTCGTCAGATTCAAGTTTTTTCAACTTCTGGTACTCCAAGACTAACCATCACCGATGCTAGTGGCGGTAGCACAGTATTGGATTTGGATTTTTCTGCGAGCGAAACGCACTCGGTCAACATTCCCGATGAGGGGATTAAAGTGTCTGATATTTTTGTCAGTGTCTTAACTAACATTACGGCAATCACGGTGTTTTTTAGCTGATGGCGACAACTAAAGATGTGAAGCGTTTACCTTCAGGTCGTTTGAGTTATCGGGGAGAAACTTTTTCGGGCTATAACAAGCCCAAGAAAACCCCCGGAAAGTCCAAAAAAAGTGCTGTTTTGGCTAAAAAAGGCAAGGAAGTAAAGCTCGTTCGTTTTGGCGATCCAAACATGTCAATCAAAAAGTCACAGCCGGGTCGTAGAAGTAACTTTAGAGCGCGTCACAACTGTGATACGGCAAAGGATAAATTTTCCGCTAGGTACTGGTCCTGTAAAGCTTGGTGATAGTCATGAAGTTAGAGGATGTTTTAGCGAAGCTAAACCAGCATGAAGCGGAGTGTGCGCTTCGTTATGCCCGTATTGAAGAAAGGCTGGATGATCAAAAACACTCTTTACGTCGATTAGATATAAAAATTTGGGGTTTAGCTGTTTTAATTATAAGCGCCCCTATTTTTAGTAAGATGATAGGATGATGTTATGGGTATGGAAGTTTCCGGCTCAAGGGTAAGAACAGGGCCAAAAAAAGCAAAAGTTCAAGTCACCTACATGCGTAAAGGTGGTGCGGCGTCCAGTAAGAGTAAAGGCAGTAAAATTTGCCCTGAAGGTAAGGCGTGGGCAAAGCGTACTTTTGACACATATCCCTCTGCCTACGCTAATTTAGCCGCTAGTAAATATTGCAAAGACCCTAATTACGCTAAAAAATCCAAAGGCGGCAAAAGGAAAGGTCGCTAATGGGTGAGCTTAAAAATTGGCTGGATCAAGATTGGGTCCGCATCGACAGCAGTGGAAACATTGTTGGAGAGTGCGGAACGTCTAAGAACAAAAAACGGCCTGACCGTTGTTTGCCTCGTTCTAAAGCCAACAGCTTGAGCAAATCAGAACGTGCCGCTACGGCGCGTAAAAAGAAGCGTGAGGGCGCTAAAGGTAAGCAAGTCGTATCTAATACCAAGGCCGCTAAAGTCCGTAAAGCCGCTAACGGTGGAGAAATACGCAAGAATCACCGGGGTTGTGGCGCGGTGATGCCCGAGCGCAGAAAGAAGACTAGGTATGACTAGTCATGGACCTAGAACAAAGAGTTATTGAAGAAATAAAAGAATGGGCAAATCAAGTTCTAGATAAGCCTAACCCTTTTTTTAACGACATCCCGGCGTGTCCCTACGCCAAAAAAGCTTTTTTATCTGACAAGGTAGGTTTTTCGTTTAGTCACGACAAATCTATGCAAAGCTTATACACAGTTTTGTCACAGTTTGATGACACCTATGACGTAATTTTGTTTGTGCAGTTTGATTTTGTTGAGGAATCACAAGAGTTTCACGATTATATCGGGGCTTTGAACGACGCCATATCTGCCGGTATTTTTACACAAAAAGACCTGTGGGTCATGGGCTTTCACCCGTTTGACGAAAGCGAAGAAGCGTTTGACCAAGAATTTGATTATTTGGTAGAGGAGCCATACACAATGTTGTTTGTGCAACGGCTATCTACCATTGAAAAATCAGCAGAAATGCTGAGAGAAAAGGGGTACTATGATCAGTACCTAAATGACCCGCAAACCGCCGGTTTGTGGGACGAGCGTCAGGAACTATACAGGAGACTTTGTGATGCCGGGACCAAAGGGAATGAGGAATGGTATGGCCAAGAAAAAAGCCAAGCCTGTTAAGAAAATGCGTGGCGGTGGTATGTCAGCGAAACCCAAGCCTCCGGGCATGAAAAAGGGTGGCGAGGCTATGATGGACCCCCCGCCTAAAGCAAAAGCACTGCCTAAGAAAATGCGTGGCGGTGGTATGGCGATGAAAGCCAAGCCTCCGGGTATGCGTGGCGGTGGTATGGCGATGAAAGCCAAGCCGATTAAGAGAGCAAATGGCGGTGCCGTAGTCCGTAGTAGCTCAAAGAAGCCGTTATAGCCATGGCTAAGAACTTAAAGCCAGTTCCAAAGGGGAACAAAGGTTTGCCAAAACTACCAACTAAAGTCCGAAACAAAATGGGCTTCATGAGGCACGGTGGTCCGGTAAACGCACACAAGCAGGAAGCTATGAGCCCTTGTCCAAAGCCACGGGTCCGAGGTTATGAAAAAGGTGGTGGTGTGACTCTGCCTAGGTCAGAAACAACCATTATCCCTGATCACGAAGGTCCTAGAAAGGACAGTGATTATTATGATTACCTTAGCTCTGCTGAAAAAGCGGGGTCGGCAGGAGTTGGAGCGGTAGGAGGTATTGGTTCTGGTTTAAGTAAAGGTAAGCCTGTTCTCCCGAAAAAAAAGCCTAAACGAAAAACTGACGACGAGCGATTGTTAGAAAAAATTAGAAAAAAGGCTAAAGAATGACTACGTCAGGTTCAACAGACTTTGAGTTAGATGTAAGTGACTACATCGAAGAGGCTTATGAACGCTGTGGGCTAGAAGTCCGCACCGGTTATGACCTTAAAACTGCAAAAAGGTCCTTGAACTTGATGTTGGCCGATTGGGCAAACCGGGGTTTGAATCAATGGACAATTGATCAAACAACGGTTTCGCTTACTGAGGGCACTGCTGAGTACACGCTTGGAGCATCTACCATCGATGTTCTGGACGCCGTCATACGAAGAAGTGGCACGGATTTTGCGCTGGAAAGGATTAGTAGGGGTGATTACATCAATATACCCACTAAAACGACCAAAGCACGTCCTTCTCAGTTCTTTGTAGACCGGCAGATCAATCCTGTTTTGAAGCTGTGGCCTGTACCTGAAAACAGCACAGACACAGTCATTATTGACAAGCTTGTACGTATGGATGACGCAGATACCTTTACAAACACCATGGATTTGCCGTTTCGGTTTTACCCTTGTTTGGCCGCAGGTTTGGCGTATTACCTTTCAATGAAACGTGCCCCTGAACGCGTACAGCTTCTCAAGGCGGTCTATGAAGAAGAGTTTGACAGGGCCGCATCTGAGGATAGAGACAGGTCTTCCTTTAACATTCAACCCTCAATGGCTTACTCAAGGATTCTGTGATGGCTAGGTTTGCTAACGGCAAGTTCGCATACGGCATATCAGACCGCTCTGGCTTTCGTTACAAGCTAAACGAAATGAAGCGAGAGTGGACGGGCATGTTGGTGGGTCCTGATGAATATGAGCCAAAACAACCCCAGCTAGAGCCTCGTAGGAAAGCTGTGGACCCACAAGCCTTGTTAAATCCTAGACCACAGCCGAATAATCCAACCAGTGCTTTTTTGGTTAAGACTACAAACGGTATCAGCTATTTAGGAAATGGAAATTGGTCTACCTCTGGTGTAGCTCAGTTGCCCTCAGAGCTTGATGCGACGGACGCTCTGACAGGCTCGGTAGGCTCAGTTACGGTGACAATCTCATGAGCTTTACTTACGCTGAACTAAAACAGGCCATAAAAGATTACACGGAAAACGACGAAACGACGTTTACCAATAATCTTCCCGTGTTTATCCGTAATGCGGAAGAGCGCATTCTTAAGAATGTACAGCTTTCAGTATTTCGTAAAAATGTGGTTGGGACTTCTACGGCATCTAATCAATTTTTAGATTGCCCGTCTGATTTTTTGGCCCCTTTTTCGCTTTCTTTTGAGGTTTCCTCGTCCAAAATCTTTGTTGAATACAAGGACGTTAACTTCTTGCAGACGTTTAACCCCAACAGTAGCACCACAGGTACGCCTAAATACTACGCGATGTTTGATAGCAGTAATTTTATTTTAGCGCCTACGCCAGATGCCGCTTTGACGGCAGAGCTACATTATTACTACCGACCCGCCAGTTTGACCAGTTTGAGCGATACAAGTCAGTCGTGGCTTAGTGAAAACGCGCCCTTGGCGCTGTTATACGGCAGTTTGCTAGAGGCGTACACCTTTATGAAAGGTGAGCAGGATGTTCTAGCTCTGTACACTGCTCAATTGCAAAATGCTCTTATTGGTATGAAGCAGTTTGGAGAATCGAAAGAGGTGACGGATCAATACATGACCGGCATGGTTATAAGGCCTAAACAATGAACTTTGAAGGAGTTACACTATCACCGGGTATAGTCGAAGTTCAGACTACCCAACATCGTGGCTTCACTCCTGAAGAGGTGGCTGACCGATGCCTAACTAAACTTCTTAGCGTTTCTGATACGGCACCGCCCGCTATCAGAGATCAAGCGATAGCTTATAAGGAGCATATGAGAGCGGTTCTTGTTTTCTATATGAAGGAAGCCGTTCAAAGCGACAGGACTACTGTTAACAACGCTTTGCTTGATGCAGGGCACAAAGACTTGGCTGAACTTATCGGGAGATTATGACATGGCCTTCTCAGGAAATTTTATGTGTACCAGCTTTAAGCAAGAAGTGCTTCAGGCAAAACACGATTTTACAAATAGCTCTGGCGATACGTACAAGCTGGCAATGTACACCAACTCTGCCAGCTTCAATGCGGCAACTACGGCGTATACAACCAGTAATGAGATCAGCGGCACAGGTTACTCGGCAGGCGGCGGAACACTGACTAATGTGACTCCGACCACCTCGGGAACCACGGCGCTGACTGACTTTGCCGACCTCACGTTCTCCAGCAGTACATTGACGGCGCGTGGAGCATTAATTTACAACACCACGGCAGGTAGCGGGAGCGGAACTACAAACACCGTTCTTGTTTTGGACTTTGGCGCTGACAAGTCATCAAGCTCTGGTGACTTTACGATTGTGTTCCCAACGGCTGACGCATCTAACGCTATTATCAGGATCGCATAATCATGGCCTTGGTTGTTGCTGATCGCGTAAAAGAAACCACCACATCTACAGGTACAGGCGCGATTTCGCTTGCGGGTGCAGAACCCAACTTCCGCACCTTTGCGTCTGTCCTGTCGGATGCGGACACCACTTACTACGCCATCATTGATGACAACAACCTCGCCTTTGAGGTTGGTCTAGGCACCTATGCAAGTAGCGGCAACACGATAACCCGCACCACGGTTCTTGCCAGCTCCAACAGTAACAATGCCGTGAACTTTAGTGCGGGAACCAAAGATGTGTTCCTAACCTACCCTGCGGATAAATCTGTAAACAGGGATGCCTCGGGCAATGTCTCGGTTAGCGGCGGTGTAACTGCAACATCTTTCACCGGCCCTGTCACAGCCACTCAGGTAGACCTGACGGCGCAAGGTGACCTGCGGCTACAGGATTCTTCTGGCGGTCAGTACGTTGCATTGCAGGCTCCCGCTACCGTGGGGTCTAGCTTTACCTTTACCTTGCCATCAGCAGACGGTTCAGCCAGCCAGCTTCTTCAGACTGATGGTTCTGGCAATCTCAGCTTTACTTCCATCAACGCATCTCCCAGCTTTACGGCAACAGCCTCTGGTGCGATAGCTAACGGTGATCCAGTAATACTGAACACAGCAGGCACAGTCAGTGCTGTTGCCGGAAGAGACGCCGCTAGTGGCTCAAACACGGACTTTCCCGGCTCGGACACTATTTATTTGCAAGGTGGTATAGCCGCTGTATTTGATTCCAGTAATAGCAAATTTGTTATTTTTTATTCTGATGCAGGAAATAGCAATTACGGAACTGCTGTTGTCGCCACTGTAAGCGGGACATCTATATCTTATGGAACTCCCGTCACATTTGACTCTGTTCACGCCAACGATATTTCTGCCGCCTTTGACAGTAGCAACAACAAGGCGGTTGTAAGTTACCAAAACGTGGGGCAGTCCAACAAGGGATATGCCGTTGTAGGCACGGTTTCGGGGACGAGTATTAGTTTTGGTACGCCGGTTGAGTGGGAGGCAGGTGCCACGTCGTACACTGCGACCACCTTTGACAGCAACAGTAATAAAGTGGTTGTAGCTGGCAGAGACGCAGGAAACAGCCAATACGGAACCGCACGGGTCGGCACGGTATCGGGGACTAGTATAAGTTTTGGCACGGCGGTGGTTTTTGAGACTGCGGATACACAGTTTATAGGGTCAACATTTGACAGCACCAACAACAAGGTAGTTATTGTCTACGCTGACGGCGGTAATAGCACTCGCCCAACAGCGATTGTTGGCACGGTATCGGGGACGGATATCAGCTTTGGCACGGCGGTTGAAATATCCACAGAAAACAACACCAACTCGTTGCAAAGGGGTGTGGCGTTTGACTCAACTAACGGCAAGGTGTTGGTAACGTATGCCGCTGGTGGTACTTCAGGAGGTAATGTCCAGTTCAAGTCTGCCGTGGGAACGGTTAGTGGCACCTCTATATCTTTTGGCGATCAAGTAACCATAGACAGCGATGGTCTTGCTGGCGCGTCTAATGGCGGTCAAAACTCTATGGCGTTTGACTCTGCCGCGGGAAAGATGATCGTTGCTTACCCAGACGCAGGAAATTCAAACAAGCTGACTATTGTTGCTGGCACCATATCTGGCACAACAGTGACTTATGAAGATGTGGCTGTACACGACAACAATGGCACAGGGTCGATTACCGCAAGTGCTATTGATCCAAGTTCCGGTGCGTTTCTTACGGCCTTGAGGTCGGGTGCAGATAGCGACAAAGGCAAGGGGATTGTAAACAAGATAAGTTTTACCAACCTCACTGGAAACAATTTTGTTGGTATATCTGATGCGGCGTATTCAGACGGTAACACTGCAACAATACAGATTGCTGGGGCTATTGATGACGCTCAGTCTAGTTTAACTATTGGGCAAAACTATTTTGTAACTACCGGTGGCACCATTGCTACAACCGGCTCGGCTTTTGCAGGCAAAGCCATATCTGCGACAGAGCTTGCTGTAAAATATCCAATTCCAACCTTGGAATTAATCTCTCAGGTCACGGCGTCTGGCAGTACAGAGATAGATTTAACAGGCATGAGTAGCGCCTATCAAATTTACAAGGTTTATTTTAAGGGGTTTCCTTCTACGAGTATGGCCCTTCAGATACGCTTTTTTACAAATGGTGTAATTGGTACTTCCAGCAATACTTATGCTTATTTAGGGATATTTTCGACTTCAGCCAACAATGCATCATCTGTTTATGACTCTCCTTACACCAACGATAAAATTAAGTGGGACGGAAGCTCTAATTGGAACGATCAATTTGTAGGCGAGCTTACAATCAATGCTAGTCGCGATAGCTCTTATGGCGGCGTTATTGCAACTGGTAACCTTGCCGCTTTATTCAACACAGGTGGCTTGCGCAACTCTCCTATGACAATGGTTCATAACAGCGGAACTAGCCAAATCACCGGAATACGCTTGTATCCTAGTAGTGGGAATTTTTCTACGGGTGAATTTTATTTGTTTGGGGTCAAAGGATGAGCAGAGAAAACCCACGACACAGGATGACTCCTCAAGGAAAGGTTTACTTTACAGAGGAAGAAGAGGTTGCCCGTGATGCAGAAGAGGCGGCATGGGCCGCAGGAGCCAATGACAGACTTGCCGCAGAAGAGCGAGAAAAACGTAACGCTTTGCTTGCTGAGACAGACTACTTTGGTGCGTCAGATGTCACTATGTCTTCCGATATGACTGCGTATCGTCAGGCGCTTAGAGATGTCCCTCAGCAGACGGACTTCCCTACGTCAATTAGCTGGCCCACAAAACCATAGGTGTTGAAGCATGGCCTTGATAATTAAGGACAGAGTAAAAGAGACAACAACGACTACCGGCACGGGCAACGTGGCCTTGGGTGGCGCGGTTAGCAACTTCGTCACGTTTGCCTCTGTTCTGTCAGACAGTGATACGACGTATTACGCGATTGTAGACAGCAACAACTCTGACTTTGAGGTGGGGCTGGGAACATACGTCAGTAGTGGCAATACAATCGCCAGAACTACGGTACTTGCAAGCTCCAACAGCGGTTCTGCTGTTAGCTTGTCATCAGGAAGCAAAACTATTTTCTGTGCTTTCCCAGCCGACAAAGCAGTGGTTGAGGATGCCAACGGCGCAGTGTCTATTGAGAACCTACAGATTGACACCAACGCGATTAAGTCCACAAACAGCAATGGCAACATACAGTTATTTCCAGCGGGGACGGGCTTCACAGAGCTATACGGCAATACCAACGCTGGCGCTATCCGGTTTAATTGTGAGTCAAACAGCCACGGCGTGACTCTAAAAGGGCCACCTCACAGCGCCTCTGCCACCTACAGCCTAGAGCTTCCTAATGCTGACGGATCAGCAGGACAGCTTCTCAAGACAGACGGCAGTGGCAAGCTGGCGTTTACAAGCTCTTTGCCCGGAATCACTGCAACAGCTTCTGAAATCAACATCCTTGATGGTGTTACTGCAACAGCCTCAGAAATCAACATTTTGGATGGGGTGACTGCAACCACCACAGAGATCAACTATCTCGACATTACTACCTTGGGTCTGACGCAGGCAAGCAAGGCTGTGACAGCAGATGCAAACGGTGTGGTTAGCTTTGATAACGGCACAATCGAAGAAGTCACAACCGTCACATCTAGCTCCAACGCCGCCACCATCAACCTGCGTGACGGCAATTTATTTGAGCATGATCTGACAGAAAACGTCACCTATACCTTTAGCAACCCAGCCGCGTCAGGCAGAGCTTCATCGTTTGTTTTAAAGGTAATTCAAGACAGTAGTGCTAGAACCATTACATGGCCGTCAAGTGTTGATTGGCCTGCGGCGACAGCGCCAACCCTGACTGCAACAAACAATGGTGTAGATGTATTTGTGTTTTTCACTATTGATGGCGGCACAACCTATTACGGCTTTGTTGCTGGGCAGGCAATGGGATGAGCGTAGGCACTAAACTATTACAGGCCGCCGCTGGCAACGCTGGTGACCCTGTTTACGTTGATGATGTGTTTTCAACGACCTTATACACCGGCAATTTTTCTAACCAGACTGTTACCAACGGACTTGATCTTGATGGTGAGGGGGGATTGCTGTGGATTAAAAGTCGAGACAATTCTGGCACTGAAGACGATCACGCGCTTTATGACAGTGAACGGCCTCTTGATGGTGGCGCTATGACAGCTCTGGAAAGCAATAGCACTGACGCCGCCACCGCTGGTGAATCACCTATGTATCCGGGGATTGTGGGAGGGTTTACATCTACAGGGTTTGCCTTAGGTCAAGCAAAGCGGGGTAATGAAAGTAATGTTCCTTACGTTTCTTGGGCATTCCGCGAGCAAAAAAAATTTTTTGACGTTGTAACTTATACGGGCGATGGAACAGACAATAGGGCTATAGCTCATAACCTTGGCTCTGTTCCGGGCATGATTATTGTGAAAGTAACATCTCATGCTGATAATTGGATTGTTTACCATCGCTCGCTTGGATACACAAAGCTGTTGCGTTTAAACATGACTAATGCAGAGTACACGCAGGACAGGTGGGGCGATCAAAACCCTACATCAACACACTTCTATGTTGATAATAATGCAGAGTGTAATCAAAGTGGCTACACCTATGTGGCCTACCTGTTCGGCCATAACGAAGCAGATTATGGCCAAAATTCTGACGAAGCTATTATTTATTGTGATTCGTTTGTTAACAATTCTGCATCCGTAGGCGTTGAAGTAAATTTAGGTTTTGAGCCGCAATGGTTGTTAATTAAGGGTGCAAGTTCTGATTCTGGGCTGGGTGCGTGGTTGATAATTGACAATATGCGTAATGCATATCTTAGAACGAACAACTCCAACGCAGAAGTTGCCAATGATGTCTTTGAATTTACGTCTAGAGGCTTTAAACCGATTACATATTATGATGGAACCTTGATTTATGTAGCCATCCGCAGACCCAATAAGCCAGCATCAGAGTTTGCGGCTACTGATTTGTTTGCTGTAGACAATCGAACAACAACAACTTCTCCTGCTTTTATTAGCGGTTTCCCTGTTGATATGGCTATTCATAGAACGGTAGACGAAACTGGAAGTCGCCAAATAGCTTCTCGCCTTACTGGCAGTAACGTTCTGTTTACAAATGATACTTCTTCTGAGTCAACGATTAGTAGCGTAACTTTTGACTACATGAACGGTCACAGAGAAGGCGCTTCAGCAAATGCTGATGAGTATGCATGGATGTGGCGCAGGGCTAAAGGTTACTTTGATGTTGTAACTTATACCGGCGATGGAACAAACGGGAGAACAGTGTCTCATAATTTAGGGGTAACCCCTGAAATAATGATTGTTAAATCGCGTACTGCCGCAGACAACTGGTTTGTTTATCACTCAGCATCGGGGGCTACTAAAGCAACGTACCTAAATGGAGCGTCAGCTACAGCAACATCTGTGGGATTTTGGAATGACACAGCACCAACATCTAGCGTGTTTTCAACCTACAGCGCATTTACAAATACCAGCAGTCAAACTTTTATAGCTTATTTGTTTGCGAGTGTAGATGGCATATCAAAAATAGGTAGCTACACCGGAACAGGTAGTGACTTAAATGTTGACTGTGGATTTAGTGCTGGTGCTAGGTTTGTATTAATTAAACGCACAGATTCTACTGGAGATTGGTATCTTTACGATTCTGTTAGAGGCATTGTGGCGGGTAACGATCCGTATTTGCTTTTAAACACCACTGACACTCAAGTAACCAACACAGATTACATAGACCCCCTTAGCTCTGGATTTACAGTGACATCATCAGCGCCAGCAGGACTTAATGCTTCTAGCGGCACTTACATATTTTTAGCAATCGCATAGGAATTGACATGGCAGAGTATAGAAACAAGTCAAGCGGCGACATAAAAACGGACACTCAACTCCGCGCTGAAAACAAAAACATGAGCCTACCCAAGGCGTGGAATAGCTCTGTGCATGATGCGTTGGGCGTTGACCCTGTATTAGAAGCTCCTGCTCCTGAGCCTAGCGCAACCTACAAGTCTGTTGTGCGTAACGGCGCTGTAGAGGATGGCAAAGGCAACTGGGTATACGCGTGGAAAGAGCAGGAAATGTTTACTGAATACACCGATGGTAATGGTGATGTTCAGACTGTGGCGGCGCAAAAGACTGCTTACGACACAGCAAATACTGCGGCTTTGGCGGCAACTGAAAGAGCCAAGCGTACTGCCCTATTGATGGAGACAGATCACTACGCCTTGGCAGATGTCACAATGTCTGACGCCATGAAGACGTATAGGCAGGCATTGCGTGATGTGCCACAGCAGACAGACTTTCCCGGCACAATCAACTGGCCCACAAAGCCGTGATATGTGGAAACCATCGTCCTGTATTTGGTGTTGGAAACCTACACTTATACATGGGCGATAGGCAGTAGAACACGGTTAGAACATTATCGGATATGTCGGTACAAGGAGCTAAATAGCACATCGGATCAAACGTACACTTGGTATTTGCCCTATTTCAATTCGTACTGTGATCCCTACGTAGTTTACGAGGTTCCTGATGATTGACCCGATCACAGCGGCGGCGGCGGCGACCAAAGCATATGCGGGGGTCAAAGCTTTTATCGAAGCCGGTAAAAGCATAGAAGATACCTTTTCTGTTGTAGCACGATGGCAGGGTCACGCCAGTGACATTATGTATGCCAATCAGCGTCAAAAAAAACGCACGAACCCCCTCAAGCAAGTGGTGTTTTCTCAGTCTATTGAAGCAGAAGCCGCGCAGATGTTTGCGGCTAAAAAAAGAATAGAAAACCAACGCAAAGAGATAGTGACGCTGTTGCAATATGCATACGGTAACGAAGGTTTGGAAGAGTATCGCAACTGTATGAAAGAGGTTCAGGCCCAGCGCCAGCGGGAGGTCTATGCTCAACAAGAGGCCAAAGACACAATAATCAAGTCTTTCTGGATTATCGTGTTGGTGGCAATAGCAGGTGGCATCATAGCCTTTATTTTTGAAGCGGTGTCAGGTAAGGGGTAGTATACTGTGGTAGCGCACACTCAAAGCGGGCCTAACTAACGCCTATGTTTGGTTTAACCGGATTTTCAGCCACACCGTTTAGCACTCCTTCCGCTTTTGGTCCAGTGGGTGTCACGGGTGTTGCGGCTACCGGTGGCGTTGGTAGCGTATCTATCAACGGGGACGCCGATGCGGTTGTCACCGGCCTTCAGGCTACCGCCTCTGGCGGCGTTTTAGTTTTTAACGAATCTGTATCTGTAACAGGCATTGCCGCTACAAGCGGATTTGGCAGTACGACGGTATCTCTGCCCACGGGGGTTTCTGTAACAGGCGTTTCGGCCTCCATGCCGATGACCTCATTGGAAGCGGGAGGTTCCCTGCTAGGGGGCTTGGCGTTTAGTGAGGAGCCGTTTGCCACTCTGTCTGATGACAGCCTCCAGATTAGCTTCCAGCTTGGCGTTGGGGCGTCTGTCACGGGCCTTGCCGCTACATCTGCGGTGGGCTCCGTCACTGTCGTTGGTCCTGCCAATGTATCCGTAACCGGTATAGCAGGCACGGGTGGCGTTGGTTCTGTCACCGTAGATGCCGCAGGACAGGTAGACGTTACGGGAATAGCGGCCACGGGCGGCGTTGGCGCTGTCACTGTTACGCAGGGCACCGGCGTAAATGTGGCCCTCACGGGATCTTTTGCCGTGGGCCGGGTCGGAGTAGCCAGTGCAACAGGGGAAATACAAATTCAAGTCACGGGCGTGGCGGCGACAGGGGAAGTGGGTCAGGTGACCCCGTTTGCTTGGAACCCCATAGTTCCGGATCAGACTGCCAATTGGGTAGAAATAGCGGCGTAGCGAGGACATTATGCCTAGTACATATACGACAAACCTTGGTATTGAAAAGATTGCTACTGGCGAGCAGTCGGGTACGTGGGGAACAACCACGAACACAAACTTTGATCTAATTGATAGCGCCATAGACGGCATTGCTTCGGTCAACTTGTCTTCTGCCGGTAGTTCAGGTAGCCCTACCGATCTTCCTATAACGGACGGGTCCACGTCTAACGGGCGGAACAAGTTCATTGAATTTACGGATGGGGGTGATCTTGGCGCTACCGCATACGTGCAGTTAACCCCTAACAATGCCGAAAAAATCGTTCATATTCGTAATTCTTTAAGTGGCAGTCGATCAATCATTGTTTTTCAAGGCACTTACAACGCCTCTAATGATTTTGAGATTGCCAACGGAAAAGACGTTATATTGAAGTTTAATGGTGGCGGCACGGGCGCTACCGTCACGCAGGTGTTTGTTGATCTTGTAGCTACAAATGTTACCGGTAATTTGACGGGTAATGTTACCGGTAACGTGACAGGCGCGATCACGGGTAATGTTACCGGTAATTTGACAGGGAACGTCACTGGTAATGTTACTGGCAACGTCACAGGGAACGTCACGGGTAACATTGCTTCTAGCGGAACTTCTACTTTTGCCGCCGTTGACATCAATGGTGGAGCGGTGGACGGCACTCCTGTCGGGGCTAATTCTCCTGCTACGGGTGCGTTTACTACTTTAAGCACCACGGGCACGGCGACAATTCCTTCAATAGACGTGGCGGGGGGTGAGATTGACGGTACAAATATCGGCGCATCGACGCCCGGTGCAGGAACTTTTAACGCCTTAGCCACTACCGGAGACAGCATTACGATACAAACATCACAGACCCCTGCAAGTTCTTCTGCGTCAGGGACAAAAGGTGAATTAGCCTATGACACGGAATATTTGTACATTTGTGTGGCTACAAATACGTGGAAACGTGTAGCAGTATCAACGTTTTAATTAAACATGCCCCTAACAAAATTACAATTTAGGCCCGGAATAAATCGTGAAACGACCTCGTACACAAACGAGGGCGGGTGGTTTGATGGCGATAAAGTACGGTTTCGGTTTGGTGTACCAGAAAAAATAGGCGGTTGGGAACGCGCTACAGAAAGCACTTTTCTTGGCACCTGTCGTGCCCTGAAACCGTTTGTCGCTCTCGACGGCTCACGGTTCATGGGCCTCGGAACACACCTCAAATACTATATTGAAGAAGGCGGCATCTATAACGACATCACCCCTATCCGCTCTATAACAGGCGCAGGGGATGTGACGTTTAGCGCCACCAACGGTTCCTCAACTATCACGGTAGCAGACACGGCTCACGGGGCTGTGGCAGGGGACTATGTCACCTTTTCAGGCGCGGCATCCTTGGGTGGCAATATTACGGCGGCAGTTCTAAACCAAGAATATCGCATAGACACGGTTGTTAACGACAACAGCTTTACCATCATAGCCAAGGACACCTCTGACGCCACCGTCACAGCTAACTCCAGTGACAGTGGTAATGGTGGTGGCTCTACGGTTGGCGCATATCAGATCAATACGGGTCTGGATACCTCCGTAAGTGGCACAGGCTGGGGCGTGGGAACGTGGGGTAGAGAAGGCTGGGGTGACGCCGCCGCCGCAACCGGCACGACCGCCATTTTACGTATCTGGACACATGACAACTTCGGTGAAGACTTGATCATAAATGTCCGAGATGCCGGCATTTTTTACTGGGACAAGACCTTGGGGCTGTCTTCACGGGCCGTGGCAATTTCAGACCGCACCAACGCTGATTCAACCACCCCGACGATAGCCAAACAGGTGTTAGTATCCGACAGAGATAGACACATTATTGCCTTTGGTTGCGATTCAGAGACATCTATTGGCACTCAAGACCCCTTGTTGATCCGATTCAGTGATCAAGAAGACCCCACTACGTGGCAGTCTTTGCCGTCCAATACAGCCGGTGACCTGCGTATTGGCTCGGGTTCCGAGATTGTGGCGGCGGTAGAAACACGTCAGCAAATTCTCGTGTATACCGACGTTTCGCTCCACGCCATGCAGTTTTTGGGGCCGCCGTTCACGTTTGGCATCAATCTTGTATCAGAAAACACCACCATCATGTCGCCTCTCGCGGCTATCGCACACGATGATGTCGTGTACTGGATGGGCTTTGAAGAGTTCTACGTGTTTAGTGGCCAAGTACAGCGTATTCCCTGTACGGTAAGGTCATACGTTTTTGATGATTTTAACCGTGAACAGAAAGAGAAGGTCTTTGCGGCGTCGAACTCGGCGTACAGCGAAATCTGGTGGTTCTACCCGTCGTCAACAGCTAATGAAATTGATCGCTACGTTGTATTTAATTATCAGGAAAATGCTTGGTATTACGGTACTCTGGTGCGTACAGCTTGGGTTGACCGTGGCATCAACGACTTCCCGGTTGCTACGTTCACTGATGGCAGGCAATATTTTCAAGAGCTGGGTCTGGATGACGCTACTGCTAGTCCTGCTGTGGCTATTAACGCCCACATAGAATCTAGCCAGATTGACCTTGCGGACGGTGAGCAGTTTGCCTTTATACGTCGCCTTATCCCCGACATAACCTTTGAAAACTCTACTGCGGCTTCGCCAAATGTCGTCTTTACCACCAAAGTCCGTGATTTCCCCGGCGGTAACTACGATTCAGAGGATGCGGCGACTGTCACACGATCTGCAACTACCCCTGTAGAACAGTTTACAAATCAGGTACATTTACGTCTGAGAGGCCGTAGCTTTGCGCTTCGTATAGCCTCCTCTAACACAGAAACGCAATGGCGGTTGGGCTCTGCCCGACTAGACGTGCGCCCGGATGGCCGCAGATGAGCGGACGCCGCTTAGTATTACCTCAGTTTCCACGGGCACCGGAACAATACGATGCCACGTATATGTCGGAGGTTGTACGCTCATTTTCTGTATTTCTTGAGCTATTTAACAATCCCGGCGATGCACGGCACACGGAGCTTACTTTAACTAATTTACAGCAGAATGACTACAACCTAGAAACTGGCGCAGTGTTTCAGCAAGATGGCACGTTGAAAATAGTGATTGCCAATAAGCCGCATCCTGCCGGATTAGCGGGTACAGGTTTGGTAGGTTCTGTGACGGTATCAACCCCATGAGGGCTTTGATACAATCGCTGATAATCATGGGATAGTTATATGACAGCCGCCGCCGTATCACGAAATCCAGAGCCATATGAGGTCCCAGAAGGGGGCCTTGCGTCGTTTCTAACTGCAACGGTTGGAGATTGGTCAGACGAGGCGCTGAACGCCGACAACTACTATGACATCGTCAAGCCGACAGCAGATCAATTGGCTGAGTTTGGGCGAGAAGAAGATGATCGCATAGCCCACGTTGCCACTGGCGAAACCATTATCCCTATGGCGGTCTTTGAAGAAGACCCCGAACTAAAAGAAGCTCTATTTGCACGTATGCGAGACATGGGCATTGACCCAGAGCGTTACATCGTGGGTAGCGATTTAAATAGCATCAACCCTGTCACAGGCCAGCCTGAGTTCTTCTTGAAGAAGATATTCAAGGGTGTCAAAAAAGCCGTTAAGGGTGTGGTCAAAGTATTTAAGAAGCTTGCTCCCGTTATTCTATCGGTCGGTTTGAACTTCATGTTCCCCGGCTTGGGGACCATAGCCGCAGGTGCTTTGGGATCAGGTATTGGAACACTGGTTCAAGGCGGAAGTCTTAAAGACGCGTTTAAAGCGGCGGCTCTTGGTGGCGCTGTTGGTGGCCTTGCGTCGGGTGTTGGGAGCGTGATGCAGGGCGGTGAATTCTTGGCCGGTGTTAAGAGTGGCTTGCCTACTGGTTTTGGGGGCGGAATTAACCCAACATTGCCCGGTCCTGATATCAGCAAAATTTCTGAGGCCACGCCAGACTTTGTAGCATCTGAAGTGGCAGACCCCACGGCGCTTACTGCGGCTGAAGCTGTGCAACAAGGTGCCACAGGGACAACTCAACCGGACATTTTAAATCAACTGCAATCCGGTCAATTTACTACAGACGCAAGCGGTGCCATTGTCAGAAAAGCGGCGGCGACAACTCAACCGGACATTCTAAGTCAACTGCAATCCGGTCAATTTACTACAGACGCAAGCGGTGCCATTGTCAGAAAAGCGGCTCAACCCAGCATATTGGAGCAATTACAGGCCGGTCAATTTACTACAGACGCAAGCGGTGCCATTGTTCCAAAGTCCTCTGTAGCGGCTCAACCTACCGTGCTGGAGCAATTACAGGCCGGTCAATTTACTACAGACGCAAGCGGTGCCATTGTTCCAAAATCTTCTGTAGCGGCTCAACCCACCGTGCTGGAGCAATTGCAGTCCGGTCAATTTACCACTGACGCAAGCGGCAATATTGTTTCCAAAGAATCATTAATGCAAGGCACAGGCTCTTTTGATCCCGGCGGTATTACCGATTTGCAAGGCACGGGCTCTTCTGATCCCGGCGGCATTAACTTTGGCGAGGTGGCCTCTAGCGGGATACAACAAAACGCAGATAGAACATTTATGGAGAAAGTTACCGATTATATGTTCCGTGCAGGGCAAACTCCTGCGGAAGTGGACGCCGCTATATCTGCGGCTCGCTCGGAGACATTAGCAAAAATGCTTAAAGAGTATAATATTACTAATATTACTCAAGCAGGTGAAGCGGGTACGGTTATTGCAAAAGCTGTTGAAGCCGCCGCCGCAAAAGCGGGTCCGGGTCTTATGGCAAAATTTGGCCCCAGTGCGCTGGCTTTAACCGGCATTGGCGCGGCGGCAGGGTTTTTTGACCAGCCCGAAATGGAGCCGTTACCCGATGCCTTTGGCGGCATGACGGGTCAAAAGCTGATTGACATGTACCCCTCACAATATACGTTGTCGGCCCCCGGCGCATACGTAGCGCCTTCCATGGCGGCGGCTGACGGGGGTGGTATCGACACAAGCAACTTCCCTCGCCGCAACGGCAAGATAAGCGGCCCCGGCACCGAAACTTCCGACGACATCCCCGCCATGCTGTCTGATGGCGAGTTTGTCATGACAGCCAAAGCAGTGCGTGGCGCAGGGAACGGTAGCCGTGAGGCAGGAATGCGGAACATGTACAACATGATGAGCCGCTTTGAGGGGAACGCGTAACGTGGCTACTGAAACTACTCGTCAGATTATTCAGGAAGATCCTGCGATTGAGGCAAAACGCCTCGAACTTTTAAACGCTGTCCGAAACTTTGTAGATCAAAACCTATTTGCGGTAGGCCAAGAAGCCCCGCCACCCGTTTTACCACCCTCCTTTCAGGTAGCAGGTCTAACGCCTTTACAGCAACAAGCCGCGGCCCGTGCGGCACAGGGCGTAGGGGCTTTCCAGCCTTTCGTAGACAACACACTGGATGCGTTGCGAAGGAGCGAAGATTACGCAGAAACATATGGTTTTGGCGGTCTTAGTGAAGGTCTAGGCGCTACCCGTGAGGGGCAACAGGCCCTGTCACAGGCCGCACAGCTTGCGGCGGCACAAAGGGCACAGCCGTTTGCGTACCAGCAAGCCGCTACAGACGCTCTGATTGGGACCGACGCGGCCTTTGACCCACGCGGCATTGGCGCGTTTATGAACCCGTTTGAAGATCAAGTGGTTCAGCAAGCCTTGGCCGACATTGATCGCGGTAGTCAGCAACAACGACAACAATTAGGCGCTCAAGCCGCCGCTACGGGGGCCTTTGGTGGCTCCCGACAAGCCGTGGCCGAGGGTGAATTAAACCGTGCGTTAGAGGAACAGAAAGCACGGACCGCGGCACAACTTCGTTTGGCTGGGTTCCAGCAGGCGAGCCAAGACGCATCGAGATCCTTTGAAGCCGCACAGGCCAGACGTTTGCAACAAGCCCAGCAGGTGGGTAACTTGGGCCTTCAGTTTGGTCAACTGGGTCAGGCAGACGTTGGTCAGCTTGCGTCACTGGGGCAAGCTAGTGCCCAGATGGGTCAAGGCTTTGGCACATTGGCCCAGACAGGCGGTCAGTTGAGTAATGAGTTGGCTAACAGGGGCCTTCAGCAGGCTGGTCTGGGTCAGTTGCAACAACAGCTAAACCTTGGAGATGTTAAGACTCTGGAAGCTCTTGGTGCGCGGGATCAGGCTCTGCAACAAGCCATATTGGACGCACAACGGCAGAGCAACCTGCAACTGCAACAGTTCCCCTATCAACAGTATGCTTTCTTGAGTGACGTGTACAAAGGCACACCGTCCTCGCAACAAGTAACACAAATGTCTCAGACACAAGACCCCTCTATGTTCCAGCAGGTTGCGGGTCTGGGTATCGCTGGGTTGAGCGCCGCCGCTGGTGCCAAGAAAATAGGACTCTTTGATAGTTAGGGCTTAAAAACTATGAGTGTATATAACAGACCATTATTTCGGCAGATGGGCGGTCCTGCACAGCCCATGCCGCAGGATATGGCTTCTCCCGCACAGCAGTTGCCGCCAGAGGCGGCTATGTTGCAACAGGTGGAGCAGGCATCTGCGGCACAAGGGCAAGAGTTGGGCAAGGCATATGCCGAGCAAATGATGCAGGGCATTGACGCCGCGCAGTCCACCGAAGAATTAATTAACGCGTTCAGAGGCAATGAGATGCCACTGGACGCCCGCCGTGATGAACTGGCCGATTATGTCGGACAAGGGGACGCGGACCAGACGCCAGAGTCTGTACTGGCCATGGTTCAGCCGGTCATCATGATGACGGAAGAGGGTGCCATGAACAGCGGGATTGGCAACCTGATGCAACAACTTACCGGCGACATCGACATGATAACGGAGGGTGGGCAACCAACTGACATGGGTCAGGGGGTAGGAAGCTTGATGATGGCAGGGGCACCGGAGGCCCCTGCTCCACAAAATTTTAGACAAGGCGGTGAAGTAGCTTTTTTGCAGGACGCTAGTACTCCTACAGCCACGGCACCGTCAGACTCTTTTAGACAATTACGTAGTTCCGAGATTGCAAAACTTCTTAGCGGTGACTTTAATTTTGGCACAGAGGTTGAAACTCAATATGAGTCTTTGTTGCCTCTTTTTAGACAAATTGGTCTAGAAGATCGGGCGCAACAAGAACAAGAACGCAAGGAGATGGATGAAGCGCAAGTTTTACTTTCTCTAGCGCGTGGTGGCCTCAGATTAGCGGCAGGTGACCGTGGCACAAGCGGCTCACTTGTATCGCAAATAGGCTCTGCATTTGAGCCCACCGCCGCAGAAATTTCAGCTATTGCGGCACAGTCCCAAGACCGTAGAGATGCATTGCGAGCGCAAGATCAACAACTGCGTTTAGGTGCGCTTCAGGCGGGTATTAGCCAAGCCGGAGCGCAACAAACTCTTGATTTAAAAAGAAGCATAGCCACACTGGATGCTTTGCTTGGGCCACAAACTGCGGTAGATGAAGTAACTGTTAGGTTTCCTGACGGAACACCTAAAACCCTTGATCTGAGAACTCAGTTCGCTGAATATCGAGATGCTATTGATAACAAAGGCGCATTAGTTGTTGAGCCTGAAGAAAGTAGTAGATACGGCAGTGGTGTAACAGGACAAGCGTTAAACCGGCTTAGTAGGCCAGATAACTTGGTGCATTTGGTAAAAGGCATACAGGGAGACAGATCTGAGGCCTCTTTGACCGCTCTAAACGATTTGGCTCAAATACAAGAATTTGACCCGCAGACAGGTCGGGCGCTCAACACCGTGCCTGTTCACTTACAGCCTTTTGTCAGACTGATAAATGATGAGGTTGCATTAAGAAACTTCCAAGAGGAATCCGCAGATCAAATTGCTACTTTTAATAAAGAGTATGAGCAGTTAGCAAGCGACATTGCAAATAGACAGAAAGATCCGTCTGAATTGTACAAATACGTAGATGCTCGCATAGCTACAATTGCTGGTTTAGACATGGAATCGGCAACCGGCTTACCCTCCGGGCTTTTGAATTTTGTAGAAGCGGGCGCTCAACAACTGGGGGATGTTTTTGGCTCTTCTGTCAGGGATTTTGTGGGTGACGGCATAAGCGACGTTGATCAAGCACGACGAATAATGGATTCAGTTTTGCAATCGGTAGACCGTTATGTAGCGGGGGCACCAAATGAAAGCCGTCTGCTTCAGCAACAATATGAAAACCTTAAAGAGCAACTCCCAAAAGCTTCTATGTTTGAAACAGATGCCTCGGCACAAGGCGCATTACAAAATTATAGGGATTTGATAAACACTGATTTAGAGCAACTGCGAATACTTATTAAAGACGCGCAGTTACAGAAGCCCAGTGATTTAGGACGATTTAGATATAGGTTGATGCAAGCATACAACCTTAGAGAGTTGTTAAATGCGTTGGCTGTTAACTACAAATCCGGACCCGGTGGAAGAGACATACCCAGCGCACTTATAACTAAGGAAAACTTAGAGGAATATCTAGGTGACTTGCCGTTAACCCAAGATTTACCGGGGACGGCAATTACGCAACCGCCTCCAATTTCATCTTTACCGGATCTTGATAAATATTTTTATTCCCGAACCCCCGGCGGAGAGAGCTAATTATGGCAGATCCACAGCCCATGCAGGTGTTTGATATCGGAGAGGCGTTGCGGGACCAAGTGCCTTTAGGCGTCATTAACAAAGAATTAGCCAAGCGTAAAAACTTTGATTATGACGCGGCATTTAGGGACTTGACTGAATTTCGCAAAAACGAGTTGCTTCAAGGCGGCCTTTCTGAGCAAAACATTCTTGACGGAGATTTGGCCCTTTTTGCAGACGAAATACTGCTTGAAAAGTTAAGTGATGGGGCATATGCCCGCGAAGCGGAACCCACACAACGCGCCTTGGCGCAGGCGCTCTATGTAGATGCGCCCACTGGGGCCGGTATCATCAAAGGTGCCGTAGCAGGTTTTAAAAGAACCCCCGGCCCAATCCCCGTAAAATTAGGGGGAGCCGGTCTTGGGGCCGTAGGCCTTGGTACTGCGGCCTACACTCCCGGAGAAATATTTCTTCGTGGCGACCCCACTGGACTTACTGGTTACGAAGGTATTTATCCATCTGAGCCTTTGCCGTCGCAAAGAGCAGGAATAGAGGCGATAAGAACCGGCGCAGGGACGACCTTGTCTTTAATAACGGCAGGGGCGCTTGTTAAACAAGGCGTTGTTGATCTTGGCTCGGATTTTATGGCGCGTAACATTGAAAACATGGCTCCCGGACTAAAGCGTAGCTTTAGTCGGCTTGGCCAAAGGGTCGTTCGTGGAACTGAACGCCTTGCTGAATCAATAGCAAGGCCTTTTGCCGCCCCTACTACAAAGGCCGAAACTGCGGGGGCTATTGCGAAAGCGGGCCTTTTATCTGCCGCACCGGCGGGAGGAGCATATCTTGCTGAAACGGCGGACCCTTACAATCCTCTTACTCGCGTTGCCGCCGAAGTTGGCGTTAGTGCCATCCCTACACAAAGAATTCTTACTTTTGTAGGCGACAAAACCGTAGGTACTTTGTTACGAACTCTTAGAAACATTTTCTCAAAGACAGGCCGAGAAGACTCCGCCAGCAGACAACTTGTAGCGTCATTGGAAGCTCTTGATGCCAAATATGCTGACGTTGAATTTGATAGAGAAACTTTTTTAGCCGATCTTGACAAAGTATTAGAAAATTCTCCTTTAGAAGATTTAGTGGCACGGGTAAACGCTCAATTACCTGAAGGCCGTCAGCAATTAATTGTTCCTCCCTTAACACTTGCTCAGAGAACCGCTGGCGCAAGAAAACAAGTTGCAACGGCAGAGGGCACCACAAAAGAGATAAACCCTTTAATTGGCCTTGAGGCTCTTGACAGAGGCTTGCGAAAAACAAACCAAGGAACGGGCAGTTACGGGGAGCTTTCTAACCAGCTTTATGAAGACTTTAAATTGTTTTCGGCTCGTCTATTAGACGAATTGTTGGTTCAAGCTCAAGGCGATCCAAGAGCATTGGCAGAAGCCGCGCAAATACAAGAGGCTATTTTTTCTACCGCCATTCTTCACCGATTAGAATCCGCAAAAGAGGCGGCGATTACGCAATCTGAAAAAGTTCAAACACCGAGGCGTAAAAAAACTCAAAGCGAATTAATGATTACTTACGTTAATGAGGCTTTGGACGACGTAACCGAAGCCACAGATATGCTATATGACCGCGCAAAGGAGCGATTAGCGGGCCAAGACATTCAGCCAACTTTTACTTTGGAAGCTATTAGACAGCTTCAAGATGACGGCGTAACGTCATTACCCCCTATCGTCTCTGAAATACTTAAAGAAATTAGTCCGGACGCTTCTAACTTGGAAGCTAATTTGAACCGACTTCGCGGTATCGAAGATGACGCCTTCAAGACTTTAGAAGGGCTCCGAAGAGAGGCTAGATCATACTTGAATACTCTTCCGCCTCGAGTAGAAGACGGATTACAGCCCCTTTTAACTCGTATAGAAGGTCTTCCTCCACAAGAACAAATTACAATATTAAGGGACGAGTTGGGCGAAGTGACTCGTCCTAGCACAACGCAAACACGGGACGTAAAAGGTGAGGCCGCGTATATCCGTAGATTAATCGCCGCGGCTACAGCGCAGGGAGAGTTTGATGCGATTGGCCTTCGGGTTGCGGATGCTCGCGCACGACTCACGGGCCAAGACGCAACAGGTTTGTCTTTAGCTAATTTTCTGGATTATAGAAGACGCCTAAGCCGAGCAAACAGGTCCAACGTAAATCAAAATCGCGCCGCTGAGAGTTACCACATGAGCGTGGTAGAAGATGGCATCATTCGTGATTTAGAAGCTTTATCTGGCGGTAGCTCTTTACTTGATGGAGGTCCGGAAGGGTATCAATCTTTTGAGGCTCTTTTACAAAGCTTAGAGGAGCAAGGTCGAGAAGGCGTTCAAGCGGGATTAATTTTATTGCGAAAAGCTAATGCTTTTAACGTAGCAAAGCATGATGTTTTCACTCGTACATTTATCGGTGATTTACGGCAAAAAGACCCAAAAGGTCGTTTACGTATTAATCCAAAGCTTGCTTTCCAAAAATTGTTTGCGGGAAGCGCCGATGAGGTTTCTGTAAGATTTAATGAGATTGAAGACGCCATTAATTGGATAGACACGGGTGGTTTTGATGCCGTGCGTGGAAGTTTAACGGAAGATGAAATTGCCCGTTTTTCTGAATCGGGAATCGCTCGTCTAGGAACATACCAAGCCGGTAAAAACGATTTCCTTAAAATATTTTTCAGGTCCACTTTAGATCGTAACCCTGAGTCACCTACATTTAACACGGTTGATCCTAAAAGAGCGCAAACATTTATAGAAAAAAACGAAGAAGCTTTGGGGCCGATATTTCCAGATGTGTTTCAAGACTTAAAAAGAGCGATGAGCGGTCGGCTTGACTTTGAAGCTTTGATCGCAGAACAACAGAGAATTGAGACGGATTTACAAGATCAAAAATTGCTATCAAGATTCCGCGGTGTTTTTGACAATCCGGGAAAACGAATCAGAGACATTTTGGGTACGCCGCAAGAACCTAGAGTAAACTCTCCTCAAAATTTTCAACAACTGATGGACGAAATTAGGTCCGCGGTGTCTGGCCCTCCAGCAGATGATGGTGGCGTCTTCGCTCAGATACTGACGGAACTTGGCATCAAGGACGCCGCCGAACTCAGGGAAAAAACTAACAAAGCTTTGGTGTATGCAATATTAGACTCTGCTTATACTTATGCTGGAGGACGAAACCCTAGCAGAGATCTTGATTTTCAGAAATTTCGACAATATTTATTTGATCCATTAGATGGTCGGGACGGCGACTCTGTTGCCGAGTTGTTACAAAAAAATGGAATTATCACGCAAGCGGCATTTGAAGATTACCAAACATTGATTAATCAATCTGCCGATATTGCTCAAGTCATGCGTAATTACGGTCCACAGTCTGTAGAAAGGTTACAAGACAAAGCCGCGCTGTTGTCAAACATCCTTATTCGTGGACTAGGCGCTGTTGGCGGAAACGTAATTTTAAATAGGCTCAAAGGCATAATCGGAAATGTTCCGGGTGCTTCTATGTCTGTAGCACAAACTACGTCAAACGCTACCGCAGAGCTTGGTTTAAATGCCCCTGCTATGAAAGTGCAGGACATTTACATTCGAGCAATGACGGAACCAGATTTAATGAGGTTTTTGCTGGCAAAATCACCTAAAACAGAAAAGAAGGCGATTGAATATTTTAGGTCACTTCCGGCGATTTTTTATTCTTCAGGTGTTCGTAGTGGCATTGAACAAGCAGAACGAACCGAAACGGGAGAAGCATTGGTTCCCGCCGCGTCACAGCCTGCGCCGCAAGCCGCACCGGAACCTGCGCCACAAGCCGCACCGGAACCTGCGCCACAGCCTACACCACAGCCTACACCACAGCCTACACCACAGCCTATACCACAGCCTGCGCCACAAGCGGAACCTAACTTAGAATCTGAGTTGGCGGCGGCACAAATGGAGGCGATGCGCCCTACCGCACAGCCTGCGCCAGACCCGGTCATGGCCCGTGTTGCACAGCGCCCAACTAATTTGTCTGCACCTGAACCTCGGGGCATCCCGCTAGACACTCGCCGCGATTTTGAAAGGATGGAAGGACAGCTTGCTGGTACGGGAAGAGTTCCTGCACAGCAACTAGGTGCCCTGACCATAGATCAGCAGTTAGATGCACCGTTGTCAATTAAGAATAACAACCCCGGCAATCTAAGAATGGCGGGACAGCCCGGAGCGGAAGAAGGCTTAGAGGGCTTTGCATCCTTCTCTACCCCCGGTCAGGGTCTGAACGCTTTGACCCGTCAGATTGTCCTCGATACGCAAACGCGAGGTCTGACCTTGGGTGAGTTCATAACCAAGTATGCACCTCCGTCAGAAAATGACACAGAAGGTTACATCCGGTTCATGGAGCAGAGGACGGGTGTACCCAGAAACAGGAAAGTGCCCGAATTTTTAGTTCGCGACATAGCCCGTGCGATCGTGGAATTTGAGGGCGGTAAGTTAGCCCTACGTTATTTCTTTGGTGATGAGATGCGGGCCGAAAGAGAAGAAGTTACACCACCTCCTGTCGCACAAGCGCCCACACCACCGCCCACACCACCGCCAGTGGCGGCAAGAGCAACACCGCAGTCCATTCAGCGGGCCGCAAGAGTCTTAGGTCCTCAAGACGACATAGGAATGCTTGCCGCTGAAATGATGATGCGAGATAAGCCTGTTTAAATCAGCCAATCCTTGGCGCTTTCGCCCAGTACATCACCAGCGATATTGATCTTGTCCCGTAACGCGGACAGGATCTTTTCGTCTATAGTGCCCGGACTCACCAGATCAACATAGGTTACCGTGTCTTTCTGGCCGATACGGTGGGCGCGGTCCTCGGACTGCAACCGAATCTCCAGATCGTAGCTGTTGCTGAAGTAGATGACGGTGTTCGCTTCTGTCAGGGTAATGCCGTAGCCTCCGGTGCGGGGCTGACCTACAAAGAACCGTAGCTCCGAATCCGGGTCTTGAAAGCGTTCAATAATGTCCTGCCGGTCTTCCTGCGCCGTCTCTCCGAAATAACTGGCCACGGACCCCGGACCATATTTCTTGGCCAACGCCTCTTCGATGGCGTGGATGTCGTGAGTCCAAGTCGCCCAGATAATTGCCTTGCCTTGTACTTCTTCAACTACATCAAGAAGTTCCGGTAACCTATTGTTTTTTATAGGTTGTAGCGGTCCTTCGTCTGGTTGCAGGTGACCGCAACAGATTTGCTGTAGCCGCATGATCTGTGTCAGGACAGAGGCTGTGGTAGCCAACTCGCCTTTTTCCAGCCGTGCCAGCGCCAAATCTTGCATCTGCTTGTACACCACCACCTGCTCTTTGCTTAGATTGACCTCGCGCCGCAGGTATACCTTGTCCGGTAGATCAAGGCACTCTTCTTTCAGCACCCTGCTACTAAACCGGTCCAGCTTCTCGCCAAGCTCATCTAAGCGACGATATCCGACAATCTCGTTAAAACTATGCGGCCCCATGTTCCTGCGCTGAACTACCGCATACCGGCCCTGAAAGCCATAGAAGCTGTTGAAGCCCAACGCCTCTTGCTCCAGAAACGCACATTGGCTGAACAAATCCATGGGGCTTTTAGTGATGGGCGAGCCTGTCAGGATGCGTCGATACTTGGACGCCTGACCTATCTTGATCAGGTTCTTCGTCCGCTGGGCACCCTTGTTCTTGATCGTCGTGCTTTCATCCAGAATCGTGATGCAGTTGGGGTTAAGCTTCACAAACCGTTCCGCGGCTGTTGCACCCTTGGGAGTGCTGAACGCTTCTGTGTTCATTACCAGAATGTGCAGGAACCCCGGCTCACGCTTCTCTGGGTCAGCTATCTCGCGTATTGCCTCACGGAACTTTTTAGTGAAGTTGGGTTGCCACTTGACGATTTTTGTCTGGATACGCTCGGGCAAATGCGCGGGTATTTCTTTCTTCACCCAGTTATCAAAGACACCTTTGGGCGCAATGACTAAAGCTGTGTTAATCTCCTTCGCCTCATACAGCGCGCCCATCGTGTCAATGGCGACCTTGGACTTTCCTGTGCCCATCTCCATAAAAAGCCCAAAGTAAGGCCGTTGCCACGAATCATTAAAGACTTGTTGTTGATGTTCGTAAGGTTGTGTCGCGAAAGTGTACATATAGGCCCTCTGCGTGTTGACTGCAATAATATGCGATGGTACGCTGGCTGTCCAGCCCTCAAAAAAGGGCCTAACCACGAAAGGAGATGCAATGAGCGAGATGCTCTTAGATATGGAAGCCGACCAAGTCACGGCTTCCGCCATCGAGAAGATGGACAATACTGGCTTGAGTAGTGTAGCTGAGATCGCACGGGCAATCCGTAATCAAGAAGATCTGGTGTCACAACTTGATGACAAGCTAAAAGAGGCCAAACGTGACCTCCTGAAGCTGACCGACGAGGACCTACCAGCCATGCTGGCAGAACTCGGCCTCAATGCCATCGAACTCGACGATGGTTCCAAAGTGACCGTACAGGCGACCTATGGTGCCCACATCAAAGTGGCCGACCGTGAAAACGCCTTCCAATGGCTCCGAGATAACGATTACGGGGACATCATCAAGAACACAGTCAGTTGTAACTTTGCCCGCGGCGAAGACCAACAGGCCGTGGACTTCATGGAGGCGGCACAGCGAATGGGTTACATCCCAGAGCAAAAAACCGAGGTCCACGCGCAAACGCTGAAAGCGTGGGTCAAAGAGCGGGTGGAAAATGGGGACTCTTTCCCCATGGACCTTTTCGGCGCGTACACAGGCCAACGGGCCAAGATTGCAAGGAGCAAATCATGAGTGCATCAAAAGCAGTGAAGAAGGAA